CTATGGTATAACACCGCTGTCTTTCTTCCACCCGAATGCTCCCATCACAAACCTCTGATGTTTTTTATTCCAATCACGTTGATTTTCTTGCAAGGCAACTTTTAATTTTCCTGATAGGCTATCACTTAGTTTTGAGTAAACATGATGAACCTCATCAATATCAATATTCGATTGATGACTCGCTTCAACACTTTTGTTTTTATTGGGCTGAATTTTTTCTTGACCACTGTTACAGGCGGATAGGGCTGTAATGGTTAGGAGAATAATTAATGCATATATACGATACATAATTTCATCATAAATAATTTGAATTTATCAGTAACTAGATATTATTATTTATTAAGATTACATCTTTTATATCCTCTTGAAATCTGTAACAATAATTTTCTATATTTTCATAACTGTTTCTATATGAAATAATATTTCCACTAACACATATTAGGTCATTATCTTTCCAATATCTTATAGTTGGTGGATTGTTTATCATATATCCATCTTGATTTGAAAAATTTGTCACTACTAATGTTAGTGGAAATAATACATTATTTTTAGGATCAAAAACTGCGAAATAATATGAGAATATTTTATCTTTCCTATTATTTAATGGAATTTTTGATATAATCAAATATTTATTTAAATCAAAATCCGGTTTTTCTTTTTTCTTATTTTGCAATTTTTTAAAAAATTCTTTGTTGCAATATGATATGGATTGATAATCTGGTTCGCAAATGGTTACTTGGATATCATTTGCCTTGCAAGCTTGAATTAAAAATACAAACAAAAAACCCAATGCTTTTATAGCACAACCGATTAATTGATTTGTTTTCATTTTTCAACCTCTTTTTTGGTTTGGTGGTATTGTTGAATTCTTTCAAGTACAGCTCTAACACTCTTGGTGGATTTAGGGCTTGCTCTATTGGTTCTTGAATGATAAAAAGATCTGGCGCCATCAGAAGCCACTCCATCTTGGCACTTGCGACCTTTAGGCATACCTATAGATGCCCATTCTTGTGCAGCGCCTTGCATTGCATCGTCAATGCTACCTTTGCCATATTTAATAAAATCCTTCAGCAAAGGTTGTTTGTAAACCAAGTACTCTCTAAATACTCTTTCTTGCATTTCTGCATTGTATAATTCATCGCCAGTTAATCCAATTTGATTCTTAGCAGCTTTTAGCGTAGATGGTATGGTTTGATATTTTCCTGTCGCAAACCGCCTTCTCGAATCTGTCCACTTATATGCCTCAGACAAGTATAATAGTTCATTGATAGTTTTGCCTGTTATCGTACCTGGACCATCTTGCATTTTTCCATATTTAACCCTTTGTCCATTAGGTGCACCTGCATTCCAAGCCTCGTAACTGCCCTCCCCACTAGCGATAATATCTCCCAATTGTTTAACTAATTGCTCAAGTGTTGCATTTTGATTATTGGTAACTGGCAAAGGCTTAATAAAAGTCGCCCTATACCCCTCCAATAATATCTCCAAAGGGTCAGCTCAGTCAGCTCTTCTTTCGTAAATATTGGCTTTTTTAATTGTTAGGTTATCTGCTCTATCTAGGGAGTGTCCTTTGCCAGTAAAATATTCAAAATGCAACATTGAGATGTTTTTGCCTTTTACTGCCTTAAAAGACATAGGAGGTCCAGAACCATTCGCATTAGCCTTTAATACGCCTGTTACGCCCAATAGCTCTCCTTGATTTATGGATTTGCCTATCCTGCCTTTTAGGTGCTCTACCGACTTTGGGTCAAGTTCTCCATATCTAATGATAAATTTTCTACCATCTTCTGTGACATGACTAATTGTTACTTGATGAGTGCCATGATAAAAATTTTGAACAGCGAGAATTTTTCCAGGTGCTATACTAACCACTACACTACCTGACTTGGCATTGTTGTCAGCATTTTGAATGCGGGTATACAAGTCTCGCCCAGCGTGCTTACGCCCTACTTTTCTGTTTCAATTAAAAACCGCTTGGGTTGCCCCTTCTTCGCCGAGCTTTCTTCTCCAATCAAAGTTGGCGTAAGGTTTACCTGGGTCATTTAAGGGCTGTTCTATCAAAGGGAATATAATAGGAGGCTTAGCTCTTTCAACCACCACCTTCGGTGTCCCACCCTCTTGACTTCTTTCGTTTTGTTCGGTTGTTTGTACGGGTTTTATTTCTGTTGGTTTTGGTGCTTGGGATGGTGTTTGGGTTTGGGATGGTTTGTCATTAAACAATCCTGATACAGCGTCTAATGCATCGTCTTTGACTTTGCCCGCTGTTTGACTGACCACATCAACACCCTCATTGAAGATTTTTGACCCATAGTCAATGGTTTGTTCGAATTTATCTTGTATCGGTTGGGTTTTTTGGTCTAGCCAGTCCATACCATCACCAAAAACCTCTTGTACTTTGTCTAGTATACCACCACTTTGGCCACTTGTGGAAGGGGCTTGAGTTGGCACAGGTTGTGATGATGGTTTTGTGGCAGGTTGTGCAGGCTTAGGCGTGTTGGGCAGACCTGTCTTGATGTATTTGCCTGCCTGTATTTTGTTGGGGTCGGTAATGCCATTTAGGCGTTGTAAGTCAGAGATGGACTTGCCACTACGCTGGGCAATACTACCCAAAGTGTCGCCTTTTTCTATTTGATAATTTGAGGTGGTGATTTTGGGTTTGGTATAGGGATTGGTTTGGGTGTTTTTGGTTGTTTGTGTTTTGGTGCCTGCACTTGCATCAGAATCTTGTAAACCACTGTTTTTGGGTGGCACTTTTAAAACCCAGCCCACTTGAATTTTGTTAGGGTCTTTGATTTTGTCTTTGTTAAGATGATGTAGGATTTGCAAAGTTGTGCTGTATTGCTTGGCAATACCCTCTAGGGTTTCGCCTTTTTTGACTGTGTGGGTTTTACGGCGATAATCACCTTGTGTACCTTGTCTTGGCTGTAGTGTGATGGTTTGTTTATAGCATGGTGCTTGTACTCTGGCAATATAGGCATTGCTTTGATTGGGCTTTTGAACAATGATGCGAGCAGATAAGGTGGTCATCGCACCTGTTTTTGGGTCTTTTACTGCGATGTCAAGTACACTTCCAATACGACGTCTCATCCATACGCCATACCCTTCACCATCAGAGTTGCCGGCACTGATGGTGCGCCCATTTTCACGGATTTCGTGGTAGAGATTGGGCATGGGCTCATTGCACAAATCGTGAAAGAGGATGCGAAGGAGGGTGGTGGGCATAGAGGTCTCTTTTGGGTTGAGGACACTCAATTTGAACAATGTACTTACTGTTCAGATGTCAAATCTTGAATATAACCCTTTTTTTACCAATTCGCCATTCTTTTTGTTGTAAATACTGATGCGGTAATCAATATCAATCACAAATCTTTCAGTTTCTGGTATGTATAGAGTGACATACTTGCCATTCTTGTCTGTGGAACGAATAACCATGACAGTAGAGTCTTCACTATCACCTTCTGACATTGTAGAAATAGAAATTAGAGATCCATTTAGACCAGTGGGGATGATAGTGTTATTTCCGTTGCTACTATGTATAGCATCTTTGTTTACATAAAACAATCTCTCTTCGCTATTTAAAAAATAAACAACATTGTCACAGTTATATCCTGGCCAAGCACTGCTCCAAGTGGCGTTTTGCATGACAATATCAGCACATTTTAGGTAAGTTTCGGAACTAAAAGGTAGTGACGATGTTATAATGTTGTCACTATTTTTTAACAAAATGCCAGTTGCAGGCACGACATCTGTAACCTTACCAAATGATAAATCAATAAATTTTGAACCGTTTTCGTGATTTGTTTCTTTTGGTGGCAATCCTGTTGCATTGTGAGTGCAGGCGGAGAGTGATAAAATTAGTAGGATAAACTTAAAAGTGTTGATGTTCATAAAAAACCCTCCAAAGGTATTTCTTTTTCTAATTTATCATTTTTTTCACTATAAATATAGATGGTGTAGAACTCATCCAAAATAAAATATTGATCTTTTTCAATATTTATTTCTTTTTTGATTCCAAAACCATTTATAGCAATTAAAGATATTGTATGCTCTATATTGTCTTTTTTGTCAGAATTAATGTAAATTAGTACCATAATTCCATTTTTTGATGTCGGTAAAACTATGGTATGTTTATGAGGGTAATTAAGTATATTAGCATAATTTATTAGCTCATTTTCAGTTAAAAAATGAATACGGTCTTGACAGATATCATTGTGTGCTTCAACACAGTTTAGATAAAATTTTGAGTCAAATGGCAAGCTAGAAATAATGACATCGTCTGAATTTTTCTTTATTATCTTAGAATTGTTTTCTTTAAGCATATTGACAGCCAATCTTTCATAACATATTTCATACTCCAACCCAATATTATTTCCCAAAGAATAATTATTTGAAGAACATTCGTCTTTGACTTCATTTTGCCATATTAAAAATTTTTTATTACCCAATTCATTCCTTAGTGTTTTGTTATGTTCACTATTTTTTAATTTTATCCTTGTGTACTCATGACTGGAAGATGTCTCAACACTAGATTCTGAGTTTTGCTTTGCATTATTACTGTCCGAAACTATCATTTCAGAAGATGACCCATTACACCCCAAAGTTAGTAATGTTAACAAAATTGATAATAGAAAAATATGATGCGTAACCATATTAAAACCCCTTAAATCCTGTAGGCAATATTATTATAAAAGGCTTTGGCTTATGAATAATTAATTCTTTCACTGTGCCGTGAGCATGTATACTTTTTCCAAAGCCCAATATAAGACCATTTTTTACAGCCTCATCATGAAAAGCATCAACCCACTTTTTTCTATTGTAATCATCAGAATAATACTTATTTGCATAATTTAAATGTTCACCAATAATGGAAGGTTTTCCATTTGATCTTTCAATTAAGTATTGTCCAACAAATTTGCGCATTCTTTCTGAAACTGCAGAAAACGGCATATTTTCAACAGAACCATAGGGTTTTAGTTTTTTGGGACCTGTTATTTTAGAGAACTGCCTATGTGCATTTACTACACTCCTAACAGAATCTCCCCAATATCCAGATTTGGTTCGATTTAAAATGGTATCTACAACACCAGCAGCCTGATCTTTAAAATACCTATCATCTTTAAATTTTATAACCTCTGTTTCTGTCACTTTCATAATATCAATAATATCCTGCTCTGTTAAAAACAAAGTCTCCCCACCTTCATTTTTAACGCCTATACTCGGCTTACTAATCATTCCTGAACAGGACAGCAAATCACTATGCTCACTAGATTTCGCCAGATCCATTAAAGACTTGCCAACAAGTTCAGAGACAGTTTGTTTAAAATCGGATTTTCTGATGTATTTTTTATCAAGCATTGTTATATCATAGTGCACCCAAGTTGTAGTCCCAGATTTACCACTTTTGAATACTTTTGGCTCTAAATAGATTCTATTATCCTCCCTGATTTCTAACGCCTTCATCTTTTCTTTCATCACTTTTCTTACAAACTCCATATCATTTAATTCTCTTGTTCTACTTCCTTTTTTGTTAAAATGAATATCAAGTGCCAGACCCATATGGTTTACCGATGTTCGTCCATTCTTTTTGTTATTGTCTATGCACCGATAGCCAGAAAAAATATAAGCAACGCTTAAGTTTCTAGATTTATACTCTTTATCTTTGGTTAGGTAAAACTCTAACGCTTTTAACATCCAAATCAGAGAACGATGAATGCCAGGGTATTCATTTGCAAAATTTTCTCCAGAAGCAACATTATAACGACCTTTTCCATATCCATCACACGCACCGCAAGGACAAGGCATCTTTTCTGTGTAACTGGCTATAGGATACTCTTTGTTAAATTTGTCTAATGCTACTAACAGGCTACCGCAAATTTTGCCTGTCTCGGGAGCTTTCATATAATCTCTTTGAAACTGTTTAATGCAATTTGCAGTCATTTCTGTAAATTCATCAGTCGGCAATGCCCCACCAAAACCCGCTAGACGAATATTTATTTCTCTTATTAGTTCGCTTTTTCCACTTGTAATACAAGCAGGCTTTGTTGCACACTTAGAGGAAACCACCACCTTCGGCGTCCCACCCTCTTGGCTTCTTTGGTTTTGTTCGGTTGTTTGTACGGGTTTGATTTGTGTTGGTTTTGGTGCTTGTTCTGATGTTTGGGTTTGGGATGGTTTGTTATTAAACAATCCTGATATAGCACCCGATATATTATCTGTAACTTCGCCCACTAAATCTCAGACTAATAGCAAGCACCATCGAATTCTGAAAAATCAACCCCTGTAACTTCACATACATGCAACTCACTATTACCATCAATATCACTAAACTCTATTTCATTTTTTATTAAAATAAAGTCATTGGATAAAGCGTTAAATGCAAATGATACATTTCTTGTTGCAAATTTTCTATCAATACAAGTTTGATAAATGACATTCAAGCTATTTCCATCTCCCCATATTTCTTGTAGACCATCAAGACCACATCCCGATGTTGGTTCTTCTAACATAATAGTATTCTCGATAATCTTTTGATAGTTATTACCAGTATTTTTCAAAATATTAATGGTGATATTAAAATTTCTTTCATCCATATCAGCTGGCTTTGTTAATGATATTTTATCAATTAGTCCGTCTTGGTTGAAGTCAAATGATGTCTTTTTATGGTTGTTTTCTAAAATAATTCTGTTATGATCATGATATTCTTTTTTATTTTTTTCTATATTTTTGTCAAAAATGCAATCAAAATTAAAACTCTCGTTTTTAACTATATTTCTTGATAATATATTATTTGTTTTTCTATATTCAATAATAAAAGGATGTCCATAATCATCTTCATTACCAATTTTACAACTTACTTTTTTGGTAAAGTCAAAACCATCTACCTTATTTCTATCAATATCATTCTTACTTACAGATCCTAGTTTTTTTTTAAAAATAATAATGTTATTGTTATAGGCAGTCACATCTGTGCTATTAAGAATTAAGCATTTCTCTTTTTGTTCTAGATTGTCTATACTTTCTCTATTTCCCTTGTTTTTTTCATAGGCATAAAAGTAATCGTTATTAAACTTAAGTTCAATATTTTGCTTTAATAATTCACTATAGTTACAGTTAGTATCATGAAATGGTTTTTTTATTTCTTTAAAATCATCATAGGAAAAATGCTTTGAGCTTATATCAGCACTTGATATACTTGATAATTTTTCGTTGGTTGTATTATCAATTTTTTTATCTTGATTGATATCACAGGCAGCAAGAAAAAAAATAGAAAAATAAACAAAAATAGAAATTATTAACTTATTCATATTAAAAGCCTCATTATTGAGTGGTTAAAGTTTCGTGAGTTTTATCACCCACCAAATATTTTTAGTTATTGCATACTATGTGTTATTTTAAATGCTTTATTATTTACCAAAAGTTGATTTTCAATATTTAAGCACTCAATGGAAATAAAACATCCAATCAATTGACACTTTAATTAGCCCATATGTACACTTTAGGCAAGAATTCCTCAAAAAGCAACAATTCTTTTGTTTTCAATCAAAAAGTCATCTTTATCATCCAACCAAAATACATTTCAATCTAGTGTTTCCTGCAGAGGTTTTTTCCAGTATTAAATTTTGTGGCTCAATACCCAAATACCTCATTCTTTGTGATGTTTTTTCAGGCATGTCGCGAATGATAAAATAATAACCAAAATTCTCATCACCATTATCATTTTCAGAAAACGCGGCAATTCTTAAAATATTCATGTTAAATTTTTTAAAATTTAAATCTAAGCCAGTATATTCTAATATTATTTTATCTTTATGAATAAAATTATGACCAATGCTATAAAATCCTTGTAATACATAATCAGAATCCTTGATTGTGTATAGTCTGCCACTAATATTTTTACTAGCAACCTTATCTTTTAATAAAGCACCATAAAAATCTGATAAAAACACACTTTGTTCACTTGAAAAATTGCAACCCAGTGTGGATTTATTGACGAGATTATTAGGGTTAATTATTTTAGCTTGAGCAATACTAAACAAGCAAGTTATTGCCAATCCAAGCAAGAATTTAAGTGGTTGAGTTGGTTTCATAAAAATTTAAACCTCTGCTTCGTATATCTGATTCTGTCATTATGGGAGCCAAGGATGGATCTGTGTTCTTTTTGTAATAAGCCATTGGCAAGAAATACTCGTATGAGTCTATACTTCGTGTATCCACAGTAATCATATTACCCTGATTACCACCTAATCTGAAAAAATTCTTTGAGTTTTGCCGTCCCAAAACAAAGCATACATGACTACCTTTTTTGGTAACAGCAATTGCACCATATGCAGGAATAGAGATTTTTTGAAAATTTACTTTATCTCTTTTATAGGCATGAGCTCTAACTCTTTCATATATATCTTTTTGCTCATTAATAGGTAGTGTATAACCACATTCTTTTAGACACGAATTTATAAAAGCAGCACACCATTGATGTATATCTCCAACTAAATTAGGGTAAGGTATGCCAACAATTTGATGATAGTTATCTGTAATTTTTCCCTCTTTAACCCCCTTCCATTGCCTTCCTTCTCTAATGGCGATTTCCATCCAAGGGGCATTAGACTCTGAGATAGCTATTGCTTGAGCTGGCGGTCTTATAATATTACAAGAACTAACTTTAAAAACCCGCAAGCATTTTTTAAACTTATCAACCCTTTTTTCTCTAGAGCTAGTATTTTTATTTACAATATCTACAGTTTTATGAAAAATATCTATGGAATTACCTTTTTGCGCTACATCTCTTACACCAAAAACAACCCAATAAGCCATAGAAGCAATTGTGCCCTCCTCAATGTTGTTGATGTTATCGGGAGTTATGATTTTATTGAAATTTGGTAAAAATTTTTTGATAGTATCATTAATTTTTTGATACTTATCTTTCCCCGTTACCTGAATAATACCTCCGCCACGATACCTCCAGCCATCTCCTGAACTTACACTTCCATTACCCATTCTGTTGGCATAGGCAATGTTGGCAATCGCCTCCTGATTTGCTTTTTGACCTGGTTTTCCGCCCCTGCCATATCTTCTTGAAAGCTCTATATTTCCACGAAATGCCTTAAAATCACCCTTATAAAGAGCCTCCCAACTATAGTTTAAATTTTCACCATTAATTTCAAATTTTTCTCCTATCTCTTGCATAACATGAGCAAAGAAATGTGCTTTTTGATTGCAATCATTCATCATAAAAGCTTTACTTGCATAGTTGTAAGCATTAACACAAATTTTAAGCTTTTCAACAGTTGCAGAATCTTGCGAAAAAAGTTGCTTTAATTCATCAAGTGTCAATTCTTGGCATCCAGAACAGGAACTGGTAGAAACCACCACCTTCGGTGTCCCACCCTCTTGACTTCTTTCGTTTTGTTCGGTTGTTTGTACGGGTTTTATTTCTGTTGGTTTTGGTGCTTGGGATGGTGTTTGGGTTTGGGATGGTTTGTCATTAAACAATCCTGATACAGCGTCTAATGCATCGTCTTTGACTTTGCCCGCTGTTTGACTGACCACATCAACACCCTCATTGAAGATTTTTGACCCATAGTCAATGGTTTGTTCGAATTTATCTTGTATCGGTTGGGTTTTTTGGTCTAGCCAGTCCATACCATCACCAAAAACCTCTTGTACTTTGTCTAGTATACCACCACTTTGGCCACTTGTGGAAGGGGCTTGAGTTGGCACAGGTTGTGATGATGGTTTTGTGGCAGGTTGTGCAGGCTTAGGCGTGTTGGGCAGACCTGTCTTGATGTATTTGCCTGCCTGTATTTTGTTGGGGTCGGTAATGCCATTTAGGCGTTGTAAGTCAGAGATGGACTTGCCACTACGCTGGGCAATACTACCCAAAGTGTCGCCTTTTTCTATTTGATAATTTGAGGTGGTGATTTTGGGTTTGGTATAGGGATTGGTTTGGGTGTTTTTGGTTGTTTGTGTTTTGGTGCCTGCACTTGCATCAGAATCTTGTAAACCACTGTTTTTGGGTGGCACTTTTAAAACCCAGCCCACTTGAATTTTGTTAGGGTCTTTGATTTTGTCTTTGTTAAGATGATGTAGGATTTGCAAAGTTGTGCTGTATTGCTTGGCAATACCCTCTAGGGTTTCGCCTTTTTTGACTGTGTGGGTTTTACGGCGATAATCACCTTGTGTACCTTGTCTTGGCTGTAGTGTGATGGTTTGTTTATAGCATGGTGCTTGTACTCTGGCAATATAGGCATTGCTTTGATTGGGCTTTTGAACAATGATGCGAGCAGATAAGGTGGTCATCGCACCTGTTTTTGGGTCTTTTACTGCGATGTCAAGTACACTTCCAATACGACGTCTCATCCATACGCCATACCCTTCACCATCAGAGTTGCCGGCACTGATGGTGCGCCCATTTTCACGGATTTCGTGGTAGAGATTGGGCATGGGCTCATTGCACAAATCGTGAAAGAGGATGCGAAGGAGGGTGGTGGGCATAGTTGTTCTCCGAGTTGGTTCAATAATATTGTTCTGACCTTTGTGATATTAGTCTTTGTATATTTCTTGTCTTAACCTCTTCCTTAACTGCGATAAATCTTTGGATTGACAATATTGCATAACCTTTTTATTAGTGGATTTTTGCCAGCCTATATCTTGGAACTGGTATGCGTCGTAATTTTGTCCGTTTGATGTGCAGCAGGCATAGTGACCAACTAAAGCCTTGCATTGCAGATTATCTATAAAAGCTTCCTCGATATCAGATTGGGGTAAAAAATTTACAATATCGACATAATTAAGATACGATTTTTCGCCTGTGTGTGGAAGTTTTTGAAATACTGCATCAACACCATTTATGCCCATATCAAAGTATACTTTCTCTTTATTTGCCAAAATAACATTTGATTGTTTTGGCATCCAAAATACGGATAAACTTGATGGATTGGGAAATTTTGTATTATTATCATAAAGTTCTATCGCTCCGTTATCTCTAATCCCAACCAAAAAAATACCATCTTTCACAACATATAATTCGTTTGGATTTTTTGAATTTAATAACATATCGAACTCCCCATAGTGATGTATTAGGTAATTGTCATAGCGACTATTACCATTCACAATCATATTCTCATCATTAATTTTTTTAATGATTTCCTGATTTAATCCAATACTATTTAAATCTGCCTGATCTGCATAATGCAATAAAGATATATTTTCATAATTTCTGCAACTCACCAATAATAAAAACACACCAACAATAAACAAAGATTTTATCATAAAAACACTCACTACTTCTTGGTGGTACAAATTTTCCAAACCTCTCTTTGTGGAGACATACCTTGAGAATTAGTCTCACTCCAATTAGAGCCATTGTATTTTTGAACCAACTTTTCCCAATCAATAAGTTGTCTACAACGAGTATAGCCCTGTACAGAAGTTAATTTTGTAGTTGGTCTTAACTCGCCCAGTTGCACAAAATATTGATAGTCTTTCTGTAATTCGCCATCTAAAGCACTACTAATACCAATTGCACCATTAGCTGCACCTATTCCCGCACTAATGATGCCTCCATTAGTATTGCTCATACCTCTGGTTCCTGCCGTTACTGCAGCATCGGCACCCCTATCTTGAGCATTTGATTTTTGATCTGCGTCCCACCATTCCATAAACTTGTTCCACCAAGAATCATCATCACTCCCAAGCCACTCACACTCTTCATCTTCATCAGGATTGCAAGCAACATTCTCTGGATCGCCATCAAAATCTGTTTCGACCAACTCCAAGCCCCAATCGGCATCTTTAAAACCAATAAAGACATCAATTTCTTCTTGATCCTCAGACATGATGGTGCCGGTTCGACCATGTTCATCCAAGACTCCTTCAATAAGCTGACCTGAGCCAAGATGAGCAACATATTCAATCTCATCAAAGCTATATTGATGAAACAAGTCATACACATCCACTTTATTGCTAAAAGGTTTAACAATATGGGGTAAATTAGGCAACCTAAACGGCACCCTCTCACCCCCCTCCATCACCTTCTCATTACTCTTGACTTGAAACACCCCAGGTGTTGTGATAAACACGCCTTGTTCGTTCATTTTAAACTCAGAACCACAGATGTTGATGGATAATTGAGTGGGGCTTGTGATTTGGATTTTACCTTCTGTTGAGATAATCTCTATGTTGTCTTTGGCGATGTGTTTGATTTGACCATCTTGAGCTTGTAGTTCTATGTCGTCTTTGGCGGTGTAGTGCTTAATGCCTCCTGTTTGGACAAAGACTCTGATGCCGTTTTGGACGGTTAGGTTATATTTTGAGGTGGTGGCAAGGCTTAGGTCTTTGTTTGTGGTGATGGCAAGGTTGTTGTCGGTGGTGATGTGAATGTTTTGTTTGGCAGTCAGACTCATGCCCGCCAGTGAGGCAAGGGCAATATGTGGGTTTGATAGCTCTGGATGACTTAGGGTGTCATCTGAGTCGTCATCATGGTGATTGGCATGGTCTACACCCTCCCCTGTCATGCTTGTGTTAAGCTCATCTAAGGTGGGCATGAGCGTGTCATCCAAGGCTCGCTCTTCGCATTGTGCTTGGATGCTACTTTGTATGAGTGATGAGTGGGTGCTTGTGGCATTCTGTAGCTGAGCTGTGGTCTCTTTAATGTCTTTGATGTGACTTGTGGCATGTGGCCTCCCATGCGTGGTAATCACCATGCCTTTATCTGCTCTTATCACCCCATGTCCATCAGTTCTTACCTCAAAGCCCTCGCCTCGGTATTCACCTCGTCCTTGGGGGGTGGTAAGACGTCTGATGTGTCCTAGGTTAATCTCGGTGTGTAGGTGGTCGGATTTTAGGTGGGTTTGGAGTTTGTCTTTAGTGTCATCCATGATGAGTTGGTTGGATTTGTCTCCCCCATACTCTTTGGAGCGGATGCCAGAGAGGACTTTTTCATGAGGGAGGGTGTATAGAGGCATGTTGTTTGGATTGGTCAAAGAGCCTGCCACATAGGGCATGTCAGGATTGCCTCCAAAGAAGTCAATGATGACCTCTTGGCCTGCTCTGGGCAGTGCAATGTGCCCATAGTGATCTCCTGCCCAGGTACTGGCGACACGAAGATAGCAGGTGTTTATCTGACTTAGGTCATCTTTGTCATCACCGGTGCGATTGTCTACAAGGTGTCTTTGGGCGAGTGTGGGTTTGTCCCAGTGGAACTTAACTTTGATGCGACCGTATTGGTCGGTGTGTATCTCTTCACCTTCTTGGGCGACGACAGTGGCGGTTTGGGTGCGGGCAGGGGGTCTTGGGCAGGGGGTTGTGGGTACAAGCGGATGTGTGGCAGGGTATGCAGTAAAGCTTGTATCAGCGGTGTAGTACTGATGGGTGTTGTTGTCTTCATCGATGGGTTTGATGCTCATCTGTAAGGCGTAGACGACCCAGTCGGTATTCATGCTTTGATGAGGGTGACCTGTTAGGGTAAATAAGTGGGCAACCTGTATGCCCTTTAGTCTGCCATGTGCGGTGGCACTTAGGCTTTGATGCCGATAAGCGGCGGTGAGCTGTTCGTTTTTTGTGGCTAGCTCATCACCCCCTGCTCGTCTGCCTTGATGCCATTCATAGCGTTGTAGGTGATGGATGAGTGCTTGATGTGGTTTGTGTGTGTCAGTTTGCACCCCTTTTATGGTATCATGAGCCATTAGGGGTTCATTAGGGGCTTTAAACTGATAATCAGATAAGAGACTTTGGGCACAGGTCAGTCTGCTTTTGGGGGTAAAGTGTTCTAGGTATTCAGCATACGCTGGCATACGCTGATTGGGCAGGTTGAGTGTTAGGGTGTCATAAAAGGGATTGGCGTGTCTTTTTAGGTGACTGACATGGTCGGTGATGATTAGGGTGTGATTGTCTTTGGTGTGTTCAAAGTAAAAGCTGATGCCATGCTCACTCATAAGGCGAGTGATGAATGCGTGGTCTGATTCGTCATATTGGGTTTGGTAGTCTTGTTTAGGATAGTCATGGGTGAGTTCAAACTGCCAAGGATAAGGGTAGCAGGATAACACCTCTTCGATGATTTGTGGGATGGATTTGTGTTGGTGGATGTGATAGTTATTTGTTTTGGTGAGTAGGTAAGTCCATGGAGATAAGGTGAGTTCATAGACGGCATGCCTGTTGTGTGTGGTGAGTTTGGCACAGCCGGTGATGATGCCATGTCTTGTGACTTGTCCTGTGATGGTCCTATCATCGATGGGGTGTTTGTCATTTAAGTCAAGGGATATGCCTAAGGGCGTGCCGATGAGGGCGGTTAGGTCTAAGTGAGAGGCGACGCTTTGGTAGGAGATGGTGTCTTGGTGGGGGGTAGCCTCTTTGGGGTGGATGATACTGCCATGATAAGCTTCAAAACTGACATAACCTTCTAGTCCCTCTATACCATGGGCAGGGTTGCCATGTTCGTCTTTGGCTTTGACGATGAGTTTGTATTCAAACAGTCCGTTGATACTCTCTACCCCTTGTAAGCTGTCGAACCATAGATAAGGAGTGCCAGATACACTTTTGGGCAGATAAACAGAGTGTAGATGAGCACGATGGTTCATGGGGGTATCTCCTTATGGGCAAGATGTCATGTGTGTGATGTGTGTGGTATATATTTCTGGGCTGTGTTGAACAGGCATGCAGGGTTAATGAGAATGATTTAGGAGTGATTGGATTTTAGCATGGGGGGTGGGAGGGGTCAAGGGGACAAGTGTCCAATCTAGATGTTTTTAAGATAGGAAGTGTCTGAGTTTGGGTGCTTGGGAGTAAAAACACAGCTGGAAGCTGTGTTTTTTGGGGTGTGTTTAACGGATTATTTTTTTGCATTGGCGAGGATTTCTTCTGGGATGAGACTGATGCCATGCTCTGTGAGTTTGTACCAAACATAAGCCTGTGATTTAGATAAGTGACTTGGGGTTGGGTAAATGGGTGATACATCACCGATGTTTAGGTAGATGACTTTTTTAGTCATGCGGTCTTGGTAATAACCCGATACAGTCGCAGGTTGTCCTTCTTGGATGATGCAGGTTTCATCGTATTTGGGTGAGGTGGTTGGTGGGCTATTTTGAGAGGCAACAAAGGCGGCAGCACTCTCTGGGGTGATGCCAAGATTGTCTACCACCCTGTTAATGTCCATCATAATCTCAAAGGGTTCTAACTGCGTGATAAAGTTAATATATTCAAAGATATTAACCTTTTGGACATTTTGCAGAAGTTGCTTACCACCCAAGGCGATGGCTGGTACAAAGGCATACATCTCATCTTCTTTGAGTTTGCCATAACTGGCAAGACAGCGGTTAAAGAGAGGGGTGTGGTGGATGTCTCTTTTGTCATAGAGTTTTTTATCTTTGTATGCATCAACACTGACAGCTACGGTTGAGCTAATAGCTTGGTCTCTTTGTGTTAATTGGCGATTATCTTTAATGGTTGGAAAAATACGAATATAATCTAAATGGATGCCTAGACGAGAAGTGGTATGTCGACCCATTACTTCCAAAGTCCCAAACGCCGTTCTACCCAGCACATACCAATCATCGTGGGCATAAAAGGGCGTGGGTTTTAAAATCTCATCCAGCAGGTCAGCATAATCATCAGGATTCACAAGCCAAAATCCGCCATCATCAAAACAAGCAAAGCCGATTTGTTCCCAAAGATACCATAAAGGTCTTGGAAAAAAATCACCATAGGTCTTGATAAAGGCTTGGGTGGGTTTGGCACCTGTTTCTATTTCAACCTTTTCTTCTTCAAGCCAATACTCTATTGCTTCATCAACTTCTTTTTTGGCATCTAATTCTAACGCTTGCATTATTTACACCTTTGTAGTTTAACATTCATACGGGTTTGGGTTTTGTCTGTGTCAGCTGGCAGGTCTGCCACGGCTTTGTCAATGGCATCTATTCGGGTGAGTTTACGATTGGTCTTATCTATTGTATCATCTTTTGGTTTTTTAATCCATAATGTGCCGATTGATGAATTGACACTTTTTAACCCCATCTCCATCGGCACTTTACTGCGACCACCACCGGCCACTTGATCAGGATTATGCAGAGCGGCTAGCGTGCCCATTATATTATTAGTGGTTTCTTGGGATTTTTGTTTGGCTTCTGTTTTTGACATACCGCTTTTCTTATACCGCTCATTGTAAAGTTCCAGCAAATATTGTTCATATTCTTCTCTCGTCTGTCTCTGATCCAAACCATTGCCACGACCATTTGCCTTAAAGTCATTGCGTGATTGTTCATACTCTGCCACCGTCAAACTGTTAATACCATCTTCTTGGAGTTTTAATTGTCTGTCGGTTTCTTGGTTTAAGTATTCATCTACGGTTAATTTGCTTGAGCCTGGTGGATGATCATTTGCAATATTCATTTTTGCTTGACGTCTAGCATCTCTTGAATTCACTCTTTTAAAACAACCAACTTTTGTTAACCTCATTGATGTTATGGTAATCTTCTGACTAGGCTGTTGGTGTGTTGCTTTTGTGGGGGCATTAGGATTACCGCCAATGTGAATTTCATGCTTAATTCCCTCCATTGCCAAACCGTGTTGAGCAAACAACTCATCTATGCGTGATTGCGTTTGTTCTAGTATTTCATCAATATATTTGTTAATTTGCAAAGCAATGTCATCAATCTGTGTGGCAAGTTGAGTCATTTTCGATTGCAGTGACGTTGGGATATTTTTGTATCCATCTTTTAATTCATAAGAAAACCTATGCAAATATTTCTGAATAGATTCTTTAGCTTTATCTGCATATCCTTGCCAAGGTTTGGTTTGTAGCCATGCAATCGGATTGTCCCCCCAAGGAATCTTATCGCCTGCACCAATACGTCTTAGATATGATTCACAGCTTTCCATAATTTGCTTTAGAGTATTAATATCTTTGACTTCTTTATGTCTAATTATTTTTACCAAAGATTTAAGCACTGAACCAATAAAGGGTATAATGCCAATTGCAGTCAGTGCTAAATTAAACCAATTTTCTAAATTTTCCCTTTCGTTTTCATTTGTTAAAATCAATACATTAGCGATAAAATCCCTAACATCTGACACTTGATCAGCAACAGGAATAATACTGATAAGACTTGATATGATGGTCTGACTAAGGGTTGGAGTTCTATTAAAGTCTCCAATAATTGCACCCCAAGCAAAAGATACCCATTCAGTAATCTTACCCCATACGCCATACAGTCCATTTAATATTTCTACCAAATCAGACATAGCTTCTTCGTGTAATGCTTGCATTTCATTAGTAAGATTACTAAGTCCAGCCTGATTTTTGGAAATACTAACAATGTCAAATAGCCTCTTACCAAGATCACTATCATGGATTAGTTGAACACCAACATTACTACCTAAATATTTTTCTAAGTACTCAGATGATTGATTAAACTCATACTTAATATAATCAGAACGATTATTGATATTTGTCCAAAAATTTCGGTTAGCCAACTCTCTGTCATTATCTTGAATATCACTCATCTTATTTATCCTTACTTCTGTGTTGCCAACTCATATTCAACCGTTGCCTCTCCTATTGGAGCATTTTTGATAACTGCCTGACCTTTTTCGTTTAAAATACCTGTTTTTTGTGAGCCATCTGCGAATGTAACTGTATATTTCGCTCCATAGATAGGTGTTCCATCGGCATGCAGATATTCCAAAACCAGATCGGATGGGTCAATCTTGACGTTTGGCAAGGTTGGGATTTTTAAGCTCACCCTCTCACCCCCCTCCATCACCTTCTCATTACTCTTGACTTGAAACACCCCAGGTGTTGTGATAAACACGCCTTGTTCGTTCATTTTAAACTCAGAACCACAGATGTTGATGGATAATTGAGTGGGGCTTGTGATTTGGATTTTACCTTCTGTTGAGATAATCTCTATGTTGTCTTTGGCGATGTGTTTGATTTGACCATCTTGAGCTTGTAGTTCTATGTCGTCTTTGGCGGTGTAGTGCTTAATGCCTCCTGTTTGGACAAAGACTCTGATGCCGTTTTGGACGGTTAGGTTATATTTTGAGGTGGTGGCAAGGCTTAGGTCTTTGTTTGTGGTGATGGCAAGGTTGTTGTCGGTGGTGATGTGAATGTTTTGTTTGGCAGTCAGACTCATGCCCGCCAGTGAGGCAAGGGCAATATGTGGGTTTGATAGCTCTGGATGACTTAGGGTGTCATCTGAGTCGTCATCATGGTGATTGGCATGGTCTACACCCTCCCCTGTCATGCTTGTGTTAAGCTCATCTAAGGTGGGCATGAGCGTGTCATCCAAGGCTCGCTCTTCGCATTGTGCTTGGATGCTACTTTGTATGAGTGATGAGTGGGTGCTTGTGGCATTCTGTAGCTGAGCTGTGGTCTCTTTAATGTCTTTGATGTGACTTGTGGCATGTGGCCTCCCATGCGTGGTAATCACCATGCCTTTATCTGCTCTTATCACCCCATGTCCATCAGTTCTTACCTCAAAGCCCTCGCCTCGGTATTCACCTCGTCCTTGGGGGGTGGTAAGACGTCTGATGTGTCCTAGGTTAATCTCGGTGTGTAGGTGGTCGGATTTTAGGTGGGTTTGGAGTTTGTCTTTAGTGTCATCCATGATGAGTTGGTTGGATTTGTCTCCCCCATACTCTTTGGAGCGGATGCCAGAGAGGACTTTTTCATGAGGGAGGGTGTATAGAGGCATGTTGTTTGGATTGGTCAAAGAGCCTGCCACATAGGGCATGTCAGGATTGCCTCCAAAGAAGTCAATGATGACCTCTTGGCCTGCTCTGGGCAGTGCAATGTGCCCATAGTGATCTCCTGCCCAGGTACTGGCGACACGAAGATAGCAGGTGTTTATCTGACTTAGGTCATCTTTGTCATCACCGGTGCGATTGTCTACAAGGTGTCTTTGGGCGAGTGTGGGTTTGTCCCAGTGGAACTTAACTTTGATGCGACCGTATTGGTCGGTGTGTATCTCTTCACCTTCTTGGGCGACGACAGTGGCGGTTTGGGTGCGGGCAGGGGGTCTTGGGCAGGGGGTTGTGGGTACAAGCGGATGTGTGGCAGGGTATGCAGTAAAGCTTGTATCAGCGGTGTAGTACTGATGGGTGTTGTTGTCTTCATCGATGGGTTTGATGCTCATCTGTAAGGCGTAGACGACCCAGTCGGTATTCATGCTTTGATGAGGGTGACCTGTTAGGGTAAATAAGTGGGCAACCTGTATGCCCTTTAGTCTGCCATGTGCGGTGGCACTTAGGCTTTGATGCCGATAAGCGGCGGTGAGCTGTTCGTTTTTTGTGGCTAGCTCATCACCCCCTGCTCGTCTGCCTTGATGCCATTCATAGCGTTGTAGGTGATGGATGAGTGCTTGATGTGGTTTGTGTGTGTCAGTTTGCACCCCTTTTATGGTATCATGAGCCATTAGGGGTTCATTAGGGGCTTTAAACTGATAATCAGATAAGAGACTTTGGGCACAGGTCAGTCTGCTTTTGGGGGTAAAGTGTTCTAGGTATTCAGCATACGCTGGCATACGCTGATTGGGCAGGTTGAGTGTTAGGGTGTCATAAAAGGGATTGGCGTGTCTTTTTAGGTGACTGACATGGTCGGTGATGATTAGGGTGTGATTGTCTTTGGTGTGTTCAAAGTAAAAGCTGATGCCATGCTCACTCATAAGGCGAGTGATGAATGCGTGGTCTGATTCGTCATATTGGGTTTGGTAGTCTTGTTTAGGATAGTCATGGGTGAGTTCAAACTGCCAAGGATAAGGGTAGCAGGATAACACCTCTTCGATGATTTGTGGGATGGATTTGTGTTGGTGGATGTGATAGTTATTTGTTTTGGTGAGTAGGTAAGTCCATGGAGATAAGGTGAGTTCATAGACGGCATGCCTGTTGTGTGTGGTGAGTTTGGCACAGCCGGTGATGATGCCATGTCTTGTGACTTGTCCTGTGATGGTCCTATCATCGATGGGGTGTTTGTCATTTAAGTCAAGGGATATGCCTAAGGGCGTGCCGATGAGGGCGGTTAGGTCTAAGTGAGAGGCGACGCTTTGGTAGGAGATGGTGTCTTGGTGGGGGGTAGCCTCTTTGGGGTGGATGATACTGCCATGATAAGCTTCAAAACTGACATAACCTTCTAGTCCCTCTATACCATGGGCAGGGTTGCCATGTTCGTCTTTGGCTTTGACGATGAGTTTGTATTCAAACAGTCCGTTGATACTCTCTACCCCTTGTAAGCTGTCGAACCATAGATAAGGAGTGCCAGATACACTTTTGGGCAGATAAACAGAGTGTAGATGAGCACGATGGTTCATGGGGGTATCTCCTTATGGGCAAGATGTCATGTGTGTGATGTGTGTGGTATATATTTCTGGGCTGTGTTGAACAGGCATGCAGGGTTAATGAGAATGATTTAGGAGTGATTGGATTTTAGCATGGGGGGTGGGAGGGGTCAAGGGGACAAGTGTCCAATCTAGATGTTTTTAAGATAGGAAGTGTCTGAGTTTGGGTGCTTGGGAGTAAAAACACAGCTGGAAGCTGTGTTTTTTGGGGTGTGTTTAACGGATTATTTTTTTGCATTGGCGAGGATTTCTTCTGGGATGAGACTGATGCCATGCTCTGTGAGTTTGTACCAAACATAAGCCTGTGATTTAGATAAGTGACTTGGGGTTGGGTAAATGGGTGATACATCACCGATGTTTAGGTAGATGACTTTTTTAGTCATGCGGTCTTGGTAATAACCCGATACAGTCGCAGGTTGTCCTTCTTGGATGATGCAGGTTTCATCGTATTTGGGTGAGGTGGTTGGTGGGCTATTTTGAGAGGCAACAAAGGCGGCAGCACTCTCTGGGGTGATGCCAAGATTGTCTACCACCCTGTTAATGTCCATCATAATCTCAAAGGGTTCTAACTGCGTGATAAAGTTAATATATTCAAAGATATTAACCTTTTGGACATTTTGCAGAAGTTGCTTACCACCCAAGGCGATGGCTGGTACAAAGGCATACATCTCATCTTCTTTGAGTTTGCCATAACTGGCAAGACAGCGGTTAAAGAGAGGGGTGTGGTGGATGTCGGTTAAATCATAGGATTTTTCACCTCCAATCTCCCTAATAGCACCATTAACCTCTACAACTATGTTAATGGCGTGTTGTCTTTGCGTTAGTTGGCGATTGTCTTCAATAGCTGGAAAAATACGAATATAATCCAAGACAATGGTTAAATGAGACCTGGTGTACCTACCCATTACCTTCAACTCCCCAAACGCCGTTCTACCCAGCACATACCAATCATCGTGGGCATAAAACGGCGTGGGTTTTAAAATCTCATCCAGCAGGTCAGCATAATCATCAGGATTCACAAGCCAAAATCCGCCATCATCAAAACAAGCAAAGCCGATTTGTTCCCAAAGATACCATAAAGGTCTTGGAAAAAAATCACCATAGGTCTTGATAAAGGCTTGGGTGGGTTTGGCACCTGTTTCTATTTTGATGTTTTGTGATTGCCAGTACTTCAAGTACTCATCAACTTTTTGCTTAGCATCTAATTCTAAGTCCTGCATTATTTACACCTCTCTAATTTAACATTCATACGAGTGTTGGCTCGCTCACTTTCAGGAATTGCTTTGATGGCTTCATCAATAGCACCCACTCGGGTACGCTCTCTGTCCGATGGGTCTATTGTAGCATCATCAGGCACATTTTTCCACAGCTAGCAAACAACGGTTGCACATTTCGCTATTTTTTTCAATTTCGTGGACTGTTTTTTATCGGTGTAATTTTAGGATTTTTATCCCACTCATTAAAAATACGATACTTTAAGAGTAATGCCAGCCAATTTTTTCTTTTGCATGCAATGTGAAGCTTGCCCCCGACAAAAAGTTTTCTATTGCAGGTTGCAGAAAAGGATATTTGGTTGCCAAAACTTTATACCTAGCTCTCAACTCAGAACTCCAATAATAAGAACCGGTTGGCATAAATGCAAAACCATTCGCCACACAATCATATATGTATCTCTCTATTGTTTTTTTAAAATTATCTTTATTAACATCTAATTTTTCCAATAGATTCTCCAAAAAATCTATTTGATTTTTTGGAGGAATTTTGCATGATACTGCTAATGCAATATCAAGCTGTTCTTGAGAAAATGACTTTTTTTCAAAAAATTCTAATATAGATTTTTTATAATAAATAGGGTTCTCATAAATACTTGCATAAAGTGTATCTGTATTCAGATTGGTGTAGTGTGAACTAACCTCATTCTCTAGAGCCAAATAAGAAATTTGATTTGCAAAAAAATCCTCAACCATTCTTGTTGTATAGACATCATTTTGCTCTTTAAAAGAAATTAAAGGGTAAATTAGAATTGCAAACAATAAATATATACACATCAATGTTACAAAAATCAATATTTTACCTTTGAACATTTTTATGCCTCCTAAATGCATCAAATACATGTTTGTCTGAATCCCTAAATCCAGCGTCATTAACTAAAATTTTATGTTCGCCAGCAGAGATGGTTACCCCTTCCGTAATTACGAAACCAGTGTGTCCTGTGGCGTTGCTATAATTAGCCTTATACGAACCTATGTCTCCAGGTTTGGGGGCGCTAAAATAATCCCATCTCGCAGTTAATTTTGTTTTGTCAGCCCAATCCGATGCAAGAGGTGGACCATACTTGGATGTATAGCCTGGAATATATTGACCCACTCCTCTTTCTAACCATGGGGGTGCAAACTCAGGAGCAGTTAATATCAAAATATCATTAACAAACTGACTGCACTTCCATGCTCCAGCTGGAACAAGATAAGTATTATTGCCTTGTAATGTGGGGTGCACTGAAGTTTTGCTAACACCCTTAGCCCAAATTGTACTATTTCTATATTTTAAAGCTGTATCCAAAATTCTTTTGGGAATATCATTTAAATAGACAGTAACATTAGCCTCACTGTCTTGCTTCTGATTATTTATAATAGTTCTTTTTATGTAGGTTATCTGATATAAACCCTCATCTACCGTAAATATTAAATCTTCTTTTGAGCGATCTGGTGTCAAAGGAAGATTTATTCTTAACCAAGAACTTGTTATCTTATAAATGTTGTTTTTATTTAATATGACAGGTTGTTTTTCACCAATCTGTTTATACTGAATAGTATTTCTTGCTCGATTGGTATCAGTTATGATGTAAAAGGTAATATAAAGCTCACCATTTTCTCTAATTCTTCCAGGACCAATAGGTATTTGTATAATACCGTTTCTATCAGAAGTGCCAAGCTTTAATTTTTCCTTAGTAATTGCTGCTTCACCTGAAAATTCACAGAAGAATTCTAGGTTGTTGATTGGATTATTTAGTCTGTCATGAAATATACATTTAATTTTTGTAGACATATTATCATTCCTCCTCGTCTGAAACAATATGAATAATACTCCATCCTTGACCTTCATCTCCTACATAAGCATAAATAGCCTCATCACTGTCTTGCCTATATATTGCGGTCAAACCATCTGAATTGGCAGAACCTTTTAGGATTAATACACCTTCTTCTGAATGAATCCTGTAATCTTTGCTTATAAATGCTTTTTCGGTGTTATTATCAAGGATTTTCATTGCAACATGATACCCATTTTTCATGGGTAAATTATCAGGCAAGCATACCTGCCTAGAAATAACCCTCTCACCCCCCTCCATCACCTTCTCATTACTCTTGACTTGAAACACCCCAGGTGTTGTGATAAACACGCCTTGTTCGTTCATTTTAAACTCAGAACCACAGATGTTGATGGATAATTGAGTGGGGCTTGTGATTTGGATTTTACCTTCTGTTGAGATAATCTCTATGTTGTCTTTGGCGATGTGTTTGATTTGACCATCTTGAGCTTGTAGTTCTATGTCGTCTTTGGCGGTGTAGTGCTTAATGCCTCCTGTTTGGACAAAGACTCTGATGCCGTTTTGGACGGTTAGGTTATATTTTGAGGTGGTGGCAAGGCTTAGGTCTTTGTTTGTGGTGATGGCAAGGTTGTTGTCGGTGGTGATGTGAATGTTTTGTTTGGCAGTCAGACTCATGCCCGCCAGTGAGGCAAGGGCAATATGTGGGTTTGATAGCTCTGGATGACTTAGGGTGTCATCTGAGTCGTCATCATGGTGATTGGCATGGTCTACACCCTCCCCTGTCATGCTTGTGTTAAGCTCATCTAAGGTGGGCATGAGCGTGTCATCCAAGGCTCGCTCTTCGCATTGTGCTTGGATGCTACTTTGTATGAGTGATGAGTGGGTGCTTGTGGCATTCTGTAGCTGAGCTGTGGTCTCTTTAATGTCTTTGATGTGACTTGTGGCATGTGGCCTCCCATGCGTGGTAATCACCATGCCTTTATCTGCTCTTATCACCCCATGTCCATCAGTTCTTACCTCAAAGCCCTCGCCTCGGTATTCACCTCGTCCTTGGGGGGTGGTAAGACGTCTGATGTGTCCTAGGTTAATCTCGGTGTGTAGGTGGTCGGATTTTAGGTGGGTTTGGAGTTTGTCTTTAGTGTCATCCATGATGAGTTGGTTGGATTTGTCTCCCCCATACTCTTTGGAGCGGATGCCAGAGAGGACTTTTTCATGAGGGAGGGTGTATAGAGGCATGTTGTTTGGATTGGTCAAAGAGCCTGCCACATAGGGCATGTCAGGATTGCCTCCAAAGAAGTCAATGATGACCTCTTGGCCTGCTCTGGGCAGTGCAATGTGCCCATAGTGATCTCCTGCCCAGGTACTGGCGACACGAAGATAGCAGGTGTTTATCTGACTTAGGTCATCTTTGTCATCACCGGTGCGATTGTCTACAAGGTGTCTTTGGGCGAGTGTGGGTTTGTCCCAGTGGAACTTAACTTTGATGCGACCGTATTGGTCGGTGTGTATCTCTTCACCTTCTTGGGCGACGACAGTGGCGGTTTGGGTGCGGGCAGGGGGTCTTGGGCAGGGGGTTGTGGGTACAAGCGGATGTGTGGCAGGGTATGCAGTAAAGCTTGTATCAGCGGTGTAGTACTGATGGGTGTTGTTGTCTTCATCGATGGGTTTGATGCTCATCTGTAAGGCGTAGACGACCCAGTCGGTATTCATGCTTTGATGAGGGTGACCTGTTAGGGTAAATAAGTGGGCAACCTGTATGCCCTTTAGTCTGCCATGTGCGGTGGCACTTAGGCTTTGATGCCGATAAGCGGCGGTGAGCTGTTCGTTTTTTGTGGCTAGCTCATCACCCCCTGCTCGTCTGCCTTGATGCCATTCATAGCGTTGTAGGTGATGGATGAGTGCTTGATGTGGTTTGTGTGTGTCAGTTTGCACCCCTTTTATGGTATCATGAGCCATTAGGGGTTCATTAGGGGCTTTAAACTGATAATCAGATAAGAGACTTTGGGCACAGGTCAGTCTGCTTTTGGGGGTAAAGTGTTCTAGGTATTCAGCATACGCTGGCATACGCTGATTGGGCAGGTTGAGTGTTAGGGTGTCATAAAAGGGATTGGCGTGTCTTTTTAGGTGACTGACATGGTCGGTGATGATTAGGGTGTGATTGTCTTTGGTGTGTTCAAAGTAAAAGCTGATGCCATGCTCACTCATAAGGCGAGTGATGAATGCGTGGTCTGATTCGTCATATTGGGTTTGGTAGTCTTGTTTAGGATAGTCATGGGTGAGTTCAAACTGCCAAGGATAAGGGTAGCAGGATAACACCTCTTCGATGATTTGTGGGATGGATTTGTGTTGGTGGATGTGATAGTTATTTGTTTTGGTGAGTAGGTAAGTCCATGGAGATAAGGTGAGTTCATAGACGGCATGCCTGTTGTGTGTGGTGAGTTTGGCACAGCCGGTGATGATGCCATGTCTTGTGACTTGTCCTGTGATGGTCCTATCATCGATGGGGTGTTTGTCATTTAAGTCAAGGGATATGCCTAAGGGCGTGCCGATGAGGGCGGTTAGGTCTAAGTGAGAGGCGACGCTTTGGTAGGAGATGGTGTCTTGGTGGGGGGTAGCCTCTTTGGGGTGGATGATACTGCCATGATAAGCTTCAAAACTGACATAACCTTCTAGTCCCTCTATACCATGGGCAGGGTTGCCATGTTCGTCTTTGGCTTTGACGATGAGTTTGTATTCAAACAGTCCGTTGATACTCTCTACCCCTTGTAAGCTGTCGAACCATAGATAAGGAGTGCCAGATACACTTTTGGGCAGATAAACAGAGTGTAGATGAGCACGATGGTTCATGGGGGTATCTCCTTATGGGCAAGATGTCATGTGTGTGATGTGTGTGGTATATATTTCTGGGCTGTGTTGAACAGGCATGCAGGGTTAATGAGAATGATTTAGGAGTGATTGGATTTTAGCATGGGGGGTGGGAGGGGTCAAGGGGGTGAAAAAATTTGCTTGATTGTTGGAAAAGACAGTTGATGAAAAGCGTCCAAACAGGAACGCTTTTCAAATTTAAGAAAATAAAATCAAAAGGTTTTGTATTACAATTATAACACTTCCACCAAAGTCCAAGTAATTTCCATCGCCTCCACAGTACGCCAGTTTGCATCCATATGAATGAAATAAGGGGCAATGTCACCTTTTTTAAGGACGACATATTGGCGGTAGTCAATGAGTTGTCCGTCATATTCGTTGATATTGTGGTATCTAAACTGACCACGATTATAATCATACTCGTCTAAATAAATATAACGCCCATCTTGCTGACAAACTTCCCCTGTCTTGACAGCAATCACATCGCCTGTTTCTGACTTAATAGGCTCTGCGGTAATGTCAGGTTTGCTTTTTTGGGGGAAAGCTCGCCATAAATTAGGATTATCAAAGCGTCTTAGCCATAGGTCAGTGAAGTAGGCGTTAAAGGTTTGGTAGCCGATACCACCGTCATATTCGTTCATTCCCCCCAAAGAACCATAATGTCCATTTCGCATCGGACGACAAATGTCATTAACATCCAAATAACTTTGTGGAATAGGCTCATCAACTGGTAACAGCTGTGGCACTTCATCGGCAATCAAGAGTACGCCATTATCGTATAATTTATGCTCCACTGACTTGGTAATTACTTGTTCTAACAATTTACCTCTACCACCAATACGCTCTGCCAAATCATCACTGATATAAGTCCACCAGTCAATGCCACGAATGCCGTGGTGCATAGCAACAGCATCCCAAGTACGAATTGGATTAATACCAAAAAATTTTTTACATTGATTTAAGAAATCTAGCCCATATTCCTTTTCGTAACCAATCGCCGTTCCCCAACCCATATAAGCAAAATAAGGATTGAGTTTATAGACACAGTAGTTAAACAAATTGATGATATGACCGTGTTTATCTAGGTCAAAAAAATCTGCCCTATCCACCCGAAATCTAAGCTGGCTAATATTTTCAAGTTGCCAGTCTCGTTCAGTCAGACAAAACAGCTCATAAGGCACCGCTTCTTGCATGAGCTTATGGTTGCCTGCTGACACAAACCATTCAATAACATCGTCTGGGTCTTTGCGTTCTTCTAGGATTTCGTTAAAGCTCGGTAATTTATCAAAGGGTTTTTCTGTCCATCTGCGGTTCTTGGAATTAAACCCCCAAGTGATATGCTCGCCAAAGAGTGCCATATACTGACTGATACAATCTCTTAAATGCTCTCGTGTTTCTTGTAGGTGTCCATCTCTAAAAAATAAACAAGCGGTCAGATGTACATCATTAACGGTTACTTCTTTGCCGTCTATGATGTCATAGTAATGAAAGTCTTCTTTGTATTCGTTCATGTCGTTTAGGGTTTTCATGGGTTTCTCCAAAAAAAGAAAGGGGTGCTAGTGTGAACCTGCATAGGTAAGACCTGCTCCTAATACCACAAAGCCCGTTGCTGGCGTGCCACCGATAGAAACCACGATGGCTACCGTCACAACTGCCGCACCAAAAGCAATTTGAGCAATGGTAGGCTTACTTATAAATTTAGGCAAAGGAACATTGTTAGTATAGGTATTTTGTACACTTGCGTAACGAGGTGTTAAAAACAATGAGTTAAAATCTGTTCGCAGTCTAATAGCTGTGATATATTCTGCATAGGGTCGTGTTCTGGGGTCAATTTTACGAACACCGCAATGACAATCAACTTCTTTAAGCTCTCTAAATTTATTGGGACCTGCAATTATTTCGTAAGCTTCCCTTTGCTCATCACTCAACTTATCCCCCTCAAACTTAATTTCTACAACTGTATCAATATTTTCTTGTGTGGGAATAAATTGCTTTAAATCCGCTTGACTGCCTTTGCCTTCTGCAAATTTTTTAACCAAGTTGGCAACCTCTGTATCACTAACTTTTAGGATAATACAATCAGGAATTCTAAGGTTGCCTTTAATACCCACTCCCTCCTCTATTTCTCTGATGGCAGCCCCCAAAGGGAAACGGCTAGGGCGTAATCCCTCTCCCGCCTTATTGCTCATCAAGGGTGTTGGTGGCTCTCGGTTCATCAAATAGCCTACTTCCGCCTTAAATCGCCATAGATTTAGGTGAAAATCCTCATCCTTCCAAATATTTTCTGTACAAGCTCTTTGCTTTAATGAGTAGCCTGCTAGACTTACTTTTGGAAACTCTTTTGCAATACAAATATGCGTACACAGATAAGTTTTATCATTACCCTCACCAAGCTGAACAATAACGCCTTGCTTTTGTTTTGTCGGTTTTGTGATAGATGCCTTGGTTCTTGGCGTTGCTCCACTACTTCTCCCCACGGTAGGTCTCTCCAGTCATTTGATGATACGGCATAGTATCGTCAGCATATTCCAAAATGTCAAGCATTATTTGCTCAGGTCGCATTGTGTAAACGGTCTGAGTTTTACCCCCATCGTCGGTTACACCTTTTATTTTTTGACCGTCTGATGTAGTGATAAGGTAGGGTTGATTTGGTATCGGATTACCCTTATTGTCTTGAATAATAAAAAATTCTGAATGTGGTTTTGGCAGGGTTGGGATTTTTAAGCTCACCCTCTCACCCCCCTCCATCACCTTCTCATTACTCTTGACTTGAAACACCCCAGGTGTTGTGATAAACACGCCTTGTTCGTTCATTTTAAACTCAGAACCACAGATGTTGATGGATAATTGAGTGGGGCTTGTGATTTGGATTTTACCTTCTGTTGAGATAATCTCTATGTTGTCTTTGGCGATGTGTTTGATTTGACCATCTTGAGCTTGTAGTTCTATGTCGTCTTTGGCGGTGTAGTGCTTAATGCCTCCTGTTTGGACAAAGACTCTGATGCCGTTTTGGACGGTTAGGTTATATTTTGAGGTGGTGGCAAGGCTTAGGTCTTTGTTTGTGGTGATGGCAAGGTTGTTGTCGGTGGTGATGTGAATGTTTTGTTTGGCAGTCAGACTCATGCCCGCCAGTGAGGCAAGGGCAATATGTGGGTTTGATAGCTCTGGATGACTTAGGGTGTCATCTGAGTCGTCATCATGGTGATTGGCATGGTCTACACCCTCCCCTGTCATGCTTGTGTTAAGCTCATCTAAGGTGGGCATGAGCGTGTCATCCAAGGCTCGCTCTTCGCATTGTGCTTGGATGCTACTTTGTATGAGTGATGAGTGGGTGCTTGTGGCATTCTGTAGCTGAGCTGTGGTCTCTTTAATGTCTTTGATGTGACTTGTGGCATGTGGCCTCCCATGCGTGGTAATCACCATGCCTTTATCTGCTCTTATCACCCCATGTCCATCAGTTCTTACCTCAAAGCCCTCGCCTCGGTATTCACCTCGTCCTTGGGGGGTGGTAAGACGTCTGATGTGTCCTAGGTTAATCTCGGTGTGTAGGTGGTCGGATTTTAGGTGGGTTTGGAGTTTGTCTTTAGTGTCATCCATGATGAGTTGGTTGGATTTGTCTCCCCCATACTCTTTGGAGCGGATGCCAGAGAGGACTTTTTCATGAGGGAGGGTGTATAGAGGCATGTTGTTTGGATTGGTCAAAGAGCCTGCCACATAGGGCATGTCAGGATTGCCTCCAAAGAAGTCAATGATGACCTCTTGGCCTGCTCTGGGCAGTGCAATGTGCCCATAGTGATCTCCTGCCCAGGTACTGGCAACACGAAGATAGCAGGTGTTTATCTGACTTAGGTCATCTTTGTCATCACCGGTGCGATTGTCTACAAGGTGTCTTTGGGCGAGTGTGGGTTTGTCCCAGTGGAACTTAACTTTGATGCGACCGTATTGGTCGGTGTGTATCTCTTCACCTTCTTGGGCGACGACAGTGGCGGTTTGGGTGCGGGCAGGGGGTCTTGGGCAGGGGGTTGTGGGTACAAGCGGATGTGTGGCAGGGTATGCAGTAAAGCTTGTATCAGCGGTGTAGTACTGATGGGTGTTGTTGTCTTCATCGATGGGTTTGATGCTCATCTGTAAGGCGTAGACGACCCAGTCGGTATTCATGCTTTGATGAGGGTGACCTGTTAGGGTAAATAAGTGGGCAACCTGTATGCCCTTTAGTCTGCCATGTGCGGTGGCACTTAGGCTTTGATGCCGATAAGCGGCGGTGAGCTGTTCGTTTTTTGTGGCTAGCTCATCACCCCCTGCTCGTCTGCCTTGATGCCATTCATAGCGTTGTAGGTGATGGATGAGTGCTTGATGTGGTTTGTGTGTGTCAGTTTGCACCCCTTTTATGGTATCATGAGCCATTAGGGGTTCATTAGGGGCTTTAAACTGATAATCAGATAAGAGACTTTGGGCACAGGTCAGTCTGCTTTTGGGGGTAAAGTGTTCTAGGTATTCAGCATACGCTGGCATACGCTGATTGGGCAGGTTGAGTGTTAGGGTGTCATAAAAGGGATTGGCGTGTCTTTTTAGGTGACTGACATGGTCGGTGATGATTAGGGTGTGATTGTCTTTGGTGTGTTCAAAGTAAAAGCTGATGCCATGCTCACTCATAAGGCGAGTGATGAATGCGTGGTCTGATTCGTCATATTGGGTTTGGTAGTCTTGTTTAGGATAGTCATGGGTGAGTTCAAACTGCCAAGGATAAGGGTAGCAGGATAACACCTCTTCGATGATTTGTGGGATGGATTTGTGTTGGTGGATGTGATAGTTATTTGTTTTGGTGAGTAGGTAAGTCCATGGAGATAAGGTGAGTTCATAGACGGCATGCCTGTTGTGTGTGGTGAGTTTGGCACAGCCGGTGATGATGCCATGTCTTGTGACTTGTCCTGTGATGGTCCTATCATCGATGGGGTGTTTGTCATTTAAGTCAAGGGATATGCCTAAGGGCGTGCCGATGAGGGCGGTTAGGTCTAAGTGAGAGGCGACGCTTTGGTAGGAGATGGTGTCTTGGTGGGGGGTAGCCTCTTTGGGGTGGATGATACTGCCATGATAAGCTTCAAAACTGACATAACCTTCTAGTCCCTCTATACCATGGGCAGGGTTGCCATGTTCGTCTTTGGCTTTGACGATGAGTTTGTATTCAAACAGTCCGTTGATACTCTCTACCCCTTGTAAGCTGTCGAACCATAGATAAGGAGTGCCAGATACACTTTTGGGCAGATAAACAGAGTGTAGATGAGCACGATGGTTCATGGGGGTATCTCCTTATGGGCAAGATGTCATGTGTGTGATGTGTGTGGTATATATTTCTGGGCTGTGTTGAACAGGCATGCAGGGTTAATGAGAATGATTTAGGAGTGATTGGATTTTAGCATGGGGGGTGGGAGGGGTCAAGGGGGGGTACTATTTATGGAAAGTGCCCGAATTCGGACACTTTGGAGGCAACTTAAAGTTATGATTAGGGCAAGTGTGATTGCTTGGTTTTTTAATGACCAAAAATTTTAGCAGTTCTTCTGACCTGATTGGCTCGTTTGGACATTATGCCCATTCTAAGTAGAAACAACCCTGCTCGCAATGGTGCGGCAGCAACATTGACACCCGGGATAAGCAATGCCAATGTTGCACCAATTTCTAGTGCTAAAATAACCTTATCTGTTGTGGTTAACACAGGAAATGCAGATGGTTTTGGTCTTTGTATTGTAATGATTTCTGGTCCAAGTTCCACGGATGGCAAATTATTCTCCAAGCTGTGCGATGATACAGGTTCAATTTCATTGGATTTGGTTGGTACGATAGATGTTGGTACATCCATATCATTCATCAGATATTCAGCTGCATCGTCTAAATCTTTTTTGCTAATTATTTCAATCGCTTGCCCCGTTTGGGTATCAATATAAACACCATTGCCATTTTCTGAAATAACAAGTTCCACATCTTTAAACAGCCACGGTGCCAAGTTTTCTAGCTCATCAACTGTCTGTTTGCTAACAGACATCTCAAGTTCTTGGCGACTGTATTTGACATCACCCAGCAAATCAATGACAGGCAGATTTTCAAACACCCATCGCTCAAGTTTATAAGCATCAGGCAGACGCTCTTTGGCAAAGATGGGCACCAATTCTGGCGAAAAGGCATACTCAGCATCCTCCTGCTCTTGCCAGTTATCATCTTCTGTGATGTGTAGGACGGAGAATCTGTCCTCACCTGCAATGTACTGGTAGTCCTTTTCTTGTCCTTCAGATAAAGAATCGTTGGGGAATTTCATCTCTACCACGCGCTTGATGTTATCGGCATAATTGTGGTTATATACACTATACTCAGCAGAAACTTCACCCCCTGGCCAGCGACGCTCGGCATTTTTGACAATAATCAAATCAGGGCGACGGCGATAGGCATTTGGTACCACCCCCTCTTTATAGACCAATCGACTGTTCCAACCATTGGTGTGGCGGCGGTTATAACCCTTAGATGAGTCTCGTCCTTTTGCCTTGTTTTGGGTGAGATGAGGAATGGCGGGGATGGGGTTGGTCTCTCTAAAATCAGGGTCAGGCACGCTAAATGTGACCTCCGACTTATAATGCCATCGGTAATCAGCATGCTCTTGGTCTAGCTTAATCAGCAGATGAAACGCCGCTTGAAAGCTGCGAAACTCTTTTTTATCCTCAGTAGGCAAAGGGATATTAATGCCTTTCATATGCTTTAAGACAAAATCACACTTTACCCAAATATAGCCTTTGTCAGGGGCATCCACCACGGCATACTCTGGGTCATTTTTTACTCGAGTAATATATTGGCTCATCATCACCTCTATAATGGATTGGGCATAACAATCGCACCGCCATCCTCTCGGCTCATCAGACGCCACTTGACTGCACGGCGCAATCTTTTTTTACCATTTTCAAGATACATCCCCTCCTCTGGAAAAGGCATGCCTTGTTGTAGATACATACTTTGCCATTCGCCCTCACCAAAAACAAAATCCACAGGTTGCCACATCCCACTGTGTGGCACAATGTGATAAGGGTGATAGTCAAGTGCCTGCCCAAAGATAGGAACCAAATTTAGCTTATTGCCGTTGGGGTTTAATACCCCTTGTTCAAAGTTGTCATTGTCCCAGCGTCTAAGCCAATAATAGGCATTAATCCACTGCAATGCACCACTGCCATATTGTGTATGGGGTGTTTGAATGGGGCGTGTTAAATGGGCTGCCACAACATAAGCAAGAGGTAGGGGCTGATGTTTGTTGGCAACTCTTGGCAAACTGCCAGCTTGGATGACCATAGTCTGCCCCACCCTCTTCACCTCAACCTGTGGGTAGGCTTTAAGCGTTTGGGCATAATAAGGTTGTTCTAGTACTTTGTCCACAAAGGGCTGTCCGATAAAGCTAAGCCAGCTGATGCTGCGAATGCCACGATACCAGTCACTTGCTGAGAACGCCGAGCCATCAGCGGTAATGCCCCAATACTCTCTGGCAACATCCGCCTCATAATATGCATAAGGGTGTCTGTCGTAGGGTAATCTTGTGCTAAGCCCTGCATAGCCGTGAAACAGCTCACCGTCATAAGTGCCAAGTACATCCTCCACCCACTCTTGAATCTCGGCTCTGCCCTCTGCATCATAAAGTAAACTAACTGGCAGATGAATTTTTAGATAGCTAAAAAAATGGTCTGCCAGCGTCCCAATAAAATAATCTTCGGCAAACTCGCCTGAGGTATTGGAAGTGAGGTGCCACTCGATGGCTTCTCTATAATTTTCAAACGCCAAAAACTTAGCCTTAGTACTCTCAAAGCTTTTGTCGGTTAATTTCACAAAACCTCTTGAGCCTTTTTTAAAATGAGCTTTCATCGGATAGCGAGCTTTAAACCGTTCTAATAGGTTAATTGTTTTTAATTTTTTTTCTGGACTATTATCATTTTCAAAATAAACCAAAATGATAAACGACAGTTTGGCATAAATATCGCCTGTCTGTTTTTGCCATAAAATCTTATCTTCTGCCTTTTTTAGCTCCTCTATAATCGCCTCATCGGTGGGTGGGGTGTATTCAATATTAACCATAAAAAGCTCCTTGTATTGCTTGATATTCTTGAGGTTGGATAAAGTGTTGAGAGTTGATTTGGTTGGATTATAACAAATTATAAATCATTAATCATCAATGTACTCAAAAAATAACTCCACACTGTCCTTGCCCGCCACATATAATGTGCGGGTTTTGATTGGCTTAGGTTTGTCGTTAATAAGCTCTAGGCTTTCAGCCTGAACTGTAGTTACTATCATAGTTTCACCACGAGCATTTGTTCTACCTTGAATTTTCCTATTATCACTGACATTTATCTGATACGGATAGTTCGCTAATGGTTTGTTGGTTCTGCTGGAGGTGATGATATATTGACCAACAAATGGATGTCTAAGCTTGGGCACCTCATACCCCACATACTCACCCCCCTCCATCACCTTCTCATTACTCTTGACTTGAAACACCCCAGGTGTTGTGATAAACACGCCTTGTTCGTTCATTTTAAACTCAGAACCACAGATGTTGATGGATAATTGAGTGGGGCTTGTGATTTGGATTTTACCTTCTGTTGAGATAATCTCTATGTTGTCTTTGGCGATGTGTTTGATTTGACCATCTTGAGCTTGTAGTTCTATGTCGTCTTTGGCGGTGTAGTGCTTAATGCCTCCTGTTTGGACAAAGACTCTGATGCCGTTTTGGACGGTTAGGTTATATTTTGAGGTGGTGGCAAGGCTTAGGTCTTTGTTTGTGGTGATGGCAAGGTTGTTGTCGGTGGTGATGTGAATGTTTTGTTTGGCAGTCAGACTCATGCCCGCCAGTGAGGCAAGGGCAATATGTGGGTTTGATAGCTCTGGATGACTTAGGGTGTCATCTGAGTCGTCATCATGGTGATTGGCATGGTCTACACCCTCCCCTGTCATGCTTGTGTTAAGCTCATCTAAGGTGGGCATGAGCGTGTCATCCAAGGCTCGCTCTTCGCATTGTGCTTGGATGCTACTTTGTATGAGTGATGAGTGGGTGCTTGTGGCATTCTGTAGCTGAGCTGTGGTCTCTTTAATGTCTTTGATGTGACTTGTGGCATGTGGCCTCCCATGCGTGGTAATCACCATGCCTTTATCTGCTCTTATCACCCCATGTCCATCAGTTCTTACCTCAAAGCCCTCGCCTCGGTATTCACCTCGTCCTTGGGGGGTGGTAAGACGTCTGATGTGTCCTAGGTTAATCTCGGTGTGTAGGTGGTCGGATTTTAGGTGGGTTTGGAGTTTGTCTTTAGTGTCATCCATGATGAGTTGGTTGGATTTGTCTCCCCCATACTCTTTGGAGCGGATGCCAGAGAGGACTTTTTCATGAGGGAGGGTGTATAGAGGCATGTTGTTTGGATTGGTCAAAGAGCCTGCCACATAGGGCATGTCAGGATTGCCTCCAAAGAAGTCAATGATGACCTCTTGGCCTGCTCTGGGCAGTGCAATGTGCCCATAGTGATCTCCTGCCCAGGTACTGGCAACACGAAGATAGCAGGTGTTTATCTGACTTAGGTCATCTTTGTCATCACCGGTGCGATTGTCTACAAGGTGTCTTTGGGCGAGTGTGGGTTTGTCCCAGTGGAACTTAACTTTGATGCGACCGTATTGGTCGGTGTGTATCTCTTCACCTTCTTGGGCGACGACAGTGGCGGTTTGGGTGCGGGCAGGGGGTCTTGGGCAGGGGGTTGTGGGTACAAGCGGATGTGTGGCAGGGTATGCAGTAAAGCTTGTATCAGCGGTGTAGTACTGATGGGTGTTGTTGTCTTCATCGATGGGTTTGATGCTCATCTGTAAGGCGTAGACGACCCAGTCGGTATTCATGCTTTGATGAGGGTGACCTGTTAGGGTAAATAAGTGGGCAACCTGTATGCCCTTTAGTCTGCCATGTGCGGTGGCACTTAGGCTTTGATGCCGATAAGCGGCGGTGAGCTGTTCGTTTTTTGTGGCTAGCTCATCACCCCCTGCTCGTCTGCCTTGATGCCATTCATAGCGTTGTAGGTGATGGATGAGTGCTTGATGTGGTTTGTGTGTGTCAGTTTGCACCCCTTTTATGGTATCATGAGCCATTAGGGGTTCATTAGGGGCTTTAAACTGATAATCAGATAAGAGACTTTGGGCACAGGTCAGTCTGCTTTTGGGGGTAAAGTGTTCTAGGTATTCAGCATACGCTGGCATACGCTGATTGGGCAGGTTGAGTGTTAGGGTGTCATAAAAGGGATTGGCGTGTCTTTTTAGGTGACTGACATGGTCGGTGATGATTAGGGTGTGATTGTCTTTGGTGTGTTCAAAGTAAAAGCTGATGCCATGCTCACTCATAAGGCGAGTGATGAATGCGTGGTCTGATTCGTCATATTGGGTTTGGTAGTCTTGTTTAGGATAGTCATGGGTGAGTTCAAACTGCCAAGGATAAGGGTAGCAGGATAACACCTCTTCGATGATTTGTGGGATGGATTTGTGTTGGTGGATGTGATAGTTATTTGTTTTGGTGAGTAGGTAAGTCCATGGAGATAAGGTGAGTTCATAGACGGCATGCCTGTTGTGTGTGGTGAGTTTGGCACAGCCGGTGATGATGCCATGTCTTGTGACTTGTCCTGTGATGGTCCTATCATCGATGGGGTGTTTGTCATTTAAGTCAAGGGATATGCCTAAGGGCGTGCCGATGAGGGCGGTTAGGTCTAAGTGAGAGGCGACGCTTTGGTAGGAGATGGTGTCTTGGTGGGGGGTAGCCTCTTTGGGGTGGATGATACTGCCATGATAAGCTTCAAAACTGACATAACCTTCTAGTCCCTCTATACCATGGGCAGGGTTGCCATGTTCGTCTTTGGCTTTGACGATGAGTTTGTATTCAAACAGTCCGTTGATACTCTCTACCCCTTGTAAGCTGTCGAACCATAGATAAGGAGTGCCAGATACACTTTTGGGCAGATAAACAGAGTGTAGATGAGCACGATGGTTCATGGGGGTATCTCCTTATGGGCAAGATGTCATGTGTGTGATGTGTGTGGTATATATTTCTGGGCTGTGTTGAACAGGCATGCAGGGTTAATGAGAATGATTTAGGAGTGATTGGATTTTAGCATGGGGGGTGGGAGGGGTCAAGGGGACAAGTGTCCAATCTAGATGTTTTTAAGATAGGAAGTGTCTGAGTTTGGGTGCTTGGGAGTAAAAACACAGCTGGAAGCTGTGTTTTTTGGGGTGTGTTTAACGGATTATTTTTTTGCATTGGCGAGGATTTCTTCTGGGATGAGACTGATGCCATGCTCTGTGAGTTTGTACCAAACATAAGCCTGTGATTTAGATAAGTGACTTGGGGTTGGGTAAATGGGTGATACATCACCGATGTTTAGGTAGATGACTTTTTTAGTCATGCGGTCTTGGTAATAACCCGATACAGTCGCAGGTTGTCCTTCTTGGATGATGCAGGTTTCATCGTATTTGGGTGAGGTGGTTGGTGGGCTATTTTGAGAGGCAACAAAGGCGGCAGCACTCTCTGGGGTGATGCCAAGATTGTCTACCACCCTGTTTTAACATTCATACGAGTGTTGGCTCGCTCACTTTCAGGAATTGCTTTGATGTTCGCCATCAAGCAGTTGGTGGGTTTTGGTGAATTTAATCATAAATTATATCAAATTCTTCTGATGCAATTCCCCAACCCAAAATCCCAGAAACAAGCAGATAACATTGCATTTTAATTGGTGATTGAATGGGCTTTTCTACGCATAGCCTATTATCTTTATTTTGACATACATTTAACTTGAATTTGACTTGATGATTATGTATTAATACATCATGATCCTGAATTCTGTCATCATGATCATTTGTGCATATCATTCTTTTTGCAGGATTTTGGCTTATATCTTCATAATCAAATCCATTAAGACTTTTGATATCAGCAACACCCATTAAGTCTATATTGTCATTTTCTAATCTAATGGATTGCAATTGTACAGATATTTTTTGTGGCTCACAAGCCACTAAAAATATACAAAGAAAAATAAAATATTTCATGGTCTCACCTTCTTTAATTCGTTTATCAAAATATCTGATGCTGAATGCGTATTGTTTTTAAAATACTTACTAGAAATCAACATTGTTTGTGCCTGATAGTGATGAGCACTGGAAGTTACTTGGTAGGTAGCTTTCGCTGTATCATCATCATACCAACGCCCACCAAGGTCGGCAATAATATCACTATCATCATTCGTTGTTGGTTTAGAATACACATTAATCCAAATATTACTAATTGGATCTGGTTCAAAAATATAAATATCAGCCTTTCCCACAAAGCCCATGGGTGTAGGGGTCAATAAAATTTTACTAAGTCTAGTGCCGACAAGATCTATTGTAATCAAACAATTCACTTTACATATCTTATTTTTTGACAATTCCTCAGCCAAACCAGCAACATTCCATCCTCTAAAACTATGCCCAACCAAATTAATCTGGGTTTTTGGCTCTTTTTTTAGAATTTCTTTAATATCTGACATAAGATTGAGCAATAGATGATCGCCATATTTTTTTGCGATACTATAATTACCGTAAGCCTCTTCATAACCATAGTATTCAAAGGAGGCATTAACAACATCTCTTGGCAATATCTTCTTAAAATCTGTTAGACAATCCAACATAATATTGGTTGGATTATTGAGATATTCATATTTTTTAGGAATGTAACGTTCAAATCTCTCTTTACTAAACTTATATTTATCCATGGCTCCACCAACAAAAGCTGTAAAGCTAGCTTTTGGAGCATTAGTATTGATATTTTGGGTTTTATGTGTATTAGCACTTTGCCCATTCACCCCCTGAGTTACACCCCATGTCAAAACAGTAGGAGTCCCTCCTTCATAAAACCAATTGCCATAAATGTCTCGTACTTTTTTGAAATCACCCTTAGTGCCTTTTTGATATGTCTCAAACCCAACATTATTACTCCTATTATTCGGATTGCAAACTACTTTATCAATACCAGTTTTAGCCTCAAAAAGCACAACAGGGTCCATCTCAATGGCTAGATAACCATTTTTATCATGTCGTGAATTTCTCTTAAATTTCACCTGTTTCATTTTAATTGGCTGACTGTATTCTCTGGTTACACCCTTAAAGTAGGCAAACTTTGTCGCAATCACAGTGCAACGAAAACTATCCGCCGTCAAAGGATGTTTAATCATAATGCGTAATTGTGCATAAATATTTTTCTCAGGGGCTGGGTTTGACACATTTTGCTCCTTTTTTAATTGTTAACATGTAAAATAAACCCCCGTTATTTACAGTATTAAGGTAAAATACTGCAAATGAACATACACAAAAACACAAGACTGCTTCCCCACCATAGGAAAGCCATTTGAACTGCTTACCATAAGAACAAGCAATCAGTGACTTCACTGGCACTCGAGTACAAAGTATCAAGACCTACCATTTACAAGGTCTTAAAACTTGCTCGCATTAAACTCCTTAAGCCTCAAACCAGTACCAATAATCGCTTTAAACAAGCCAAGTATGGCATTAAACGCTTGGCTAAGGTTGAAAAATCCATTCAAGACAAACTCAAAAGGCAAGCCAAGCGATACAACAAGTCCTATTTTGGTGAGATGGTTCATGTAGATGCCAAACGCTTACCTTTACTTAAAGGACAAAGTACAAACAGTCCTAGAGAATATCTGTTTGTTGCCGTAGATGACTATTCTTGTGAACTGTATGCTGCCATACTGCCTGACAAAACAGCCTTTGGTGCAGCACAGTTTCTGGTAGAGCAAGTGATAGAACCTTGTCCTTACCAAATTGATGTTATTTACTCTGACAATGGCACTGAATTTAAAGGCACAACACAGCATGAATTTGTCAAAGTATGTTATGATAACCACATCAACCAAAAATTTACCAAAGTAGGCAGACCACAAACCAATGGCAAAGCTGAACAGGAGATACGAACATTGATGGAGCTTTGGCATCATCAACATGAGTTTGTCAGCAGTGAACATAGAAAGCAAGAATTAACCAGATTTCTTAATTTCTATAACACTGTTAGACCACATTCATCTTTAACCAAAAAAGATGAGATTACAGGAAAAACTTTGACTTTTACGCCTTATGAATGGTTAGAGTTTTATTTTAAACAAAGTGTAAATAACGGGTGAGGTTTTTACAGATAATTTATAAATATAAAAAATAAATATATTGGTTTTATTGATAGCTTTATTATTTATCAAGGAATTTTACAGTTTTTCAATACAAATTTAAACAACAAAAAGCCCAAACCTTTCGATTTGGACTTTTTGAAATTTGGAGCGGGAAACGAGATTCGAACTCGCGACCCCAACCTTGGCAATGTCAGCCACCAAAGTCGCCTAGATAACCTTAACCCTTAAAAACAAGCCATAACAAGCATTTATGGTTTGTTTTTTTGTAAAAATTATTTGCCAATAAAGGTAATTTTAAGTAATATTGTAAGATATTATCACATCAATCACTCTATCAATGAGGACTAGTCATGGTAGCAGGTTCAGAAATTAAAATAAATGAGCATGGTGTATTCATTACCACACCGAAGATTTTCAAAGTCAAAGCAGAGACAACAAAGCTTCTGGAGGGTGAGCAGGTACCCATGCCCAACTTGCCCTTCTTACCCAAGCTCTACACGCTGTGTTTTTACTTTACCAATGATGATAATGTGCCATATGCTCATACTACTTATACTGCCCACAATAAAGTAACGGGCGAGCTATTCGAGGGGATTACTGACGATAAGGGCAAGACACAAGTGTTTTATACAGACTCCCAAGAGGATATCGAAATTCATCTAGATATTTAAGGAGTTATTATGTTGCAAAAAGAATATAAAACCACCACCGCCAGCACAGCGACAGATGCTCCGACTTGCAAGGTGGTCATCTCTGGTGTCCCTCGAAAATTTTTGGTACATTTTCGCAAACCTCTTGTTGATGACCCTTGGGGTTCTGTGAGCGAGCAAGTGCAAAACTTTGGTTTTGACTGGCTTCGAGATGAGTACATCCATGACATCGTCTCTGTCCTAGAAAATAACAATGAGCCCACACGCTTATACAGGGGCGATATTGACAAACTTAAAAAAGAATATACCCATCTTTGGTTTGATGACCCACAGCCTGTCGAGGTTTTAAGTAGGATTAAGACCTGCGGTGTCGATGAATATATCCCATCATGGCTGGCAGTATTTGCTGAGAAGCATAAGCCCGAAGGCGTAACACACACCCATGCTAAACTCCATCTACAGATAGACCAAGAGGCAGTAGACATGGATAGACCACTTGCCAAAGATGGCACGGTACTGATATTTACCCCCAGTGATGATGGTGTTGAGATTTATTTTAGAGACAAGTCTAGAGACAAGAACATTCTAAAGGTGCCACTGGAGATATTTTTGGAAAAAGGTCAACTCACCCGTCCTTTGGGCAAAGACACCTCCATTAAATACTATGCCGACCCAACCAAACAGCTTACCATCAAGGTCAAAACCCCCAGTGATAAGGTTCGCCATATCTTGGTAACCGCCAAACATAATAATCACAGCCGAGATGTTGGTGTTCTACTCATCTATCCCAATCATGAGATACCCGCCGCACACATTCAAGTAGTGCAATTTGCCATGATACCAAACAGCTACGCCATGCCAGAGCTTAGATATCAGGATAGACTAAGATCAGAAGCCTTTGGTCAGGCACTTATCAATCTAACCTTTGAGAGTAAGGTTTTTAACATGAGGCTTCATGAAAAAATACACACACGCCACCATCAAAGAGAGATAGAAGAGTTTTTAAAAAAATACGAATGTAGAAAAACCAGAACAAATAGCTACCCAAATCTGTTGGCTTTTAATAACACTCCTATAGATCGGCAAAATAGGTCAAATTTTGACTTGGATGTTCGGCAGTTATTTGAGCAACTGTATCCCAATACAGCACTACAAAGCAGTGCCATCTATGGCCACTGGACGGAGAGCAATCAAAATAAAACTACCCATCTCATATTTACCGATGTCAAGCCTGTTACCATGAATGTGGCAGTACCAACCTGCGAACCTGACGAGACAGGAAAAATACCTTCCACAGAGTATATTCATTCAGATAGCAGTGTTACTGGTGCCATTGGCGGTGTTGTAACACCACGCCCCTTTACAGAAGATGAAATCTCTTGTGGTTGTTTTGCAGGTATTCCTAACGACAAGTTATTAAACCAAGCCGATTATGTCAGTGGCAATACCGCCATCATCTATGCTGTCGCACAAAATGATATTTATGCGATATTTCACGAGCTTGGACACAGCTTTGGTCTGCCTCATACTTTTGACAAGCCACCAGAATTAGATAAACTCAAAGCCAGCAAAGGACATCTAGACGAGAGCCACGCCAAAGCCATCCTAAACCACTTTCCCACATATCAGTTTTATCAAGGATATACAGATAATGTGATGGATTATGAGGGGAGAATACCGTCATCTAAAACTCAACGAGATAAAGAAGCACCAGAGTATCCAACAGTCAATGAATATTCAGGTAAAATGAATTCTCTGTTTAAGTGGCAATGGAATATCCTCCGTGCTGACAGAAGCCTAACCATTCCCAAGAATAAGGAGTTATGATGAAATACTTTATCGCCACGCTATTTGCTCTTATCCATACAACTGCCTTTTCGGCACCACCTTATGAGTCAGCAGATTATTATAGCGAAAAACATTGCACTCCTAAGCATACATTTGAATATGACTATATACCGCCTCCACCTGTATACATAGGCATACCCCATGACAGAAAAGTTAAACTGATGTCTTTTGATGAATTCTTGACCCGTTTTGAAGTATCTTTGGATAAACATACAGATGAGCTGAGTCGTTGGGTTGTAAAAGAAAATAAAGCTCACATCATGCAGTTTAACGAATTAAACAGCTATCTTTATATCGGTAGAAGCCATGGCATGGTTCACTATTTACAATATTACATGCGTCATGAAACAGAAAAAGATAAGAAAAGAACGCATACTTTATCCGACGATGACAAAATGGCAATGATAGAAACCATTAATTTGGTTGTTCAAGACCATCAAAAATCCCAAGAAATATTAGACGAACTCTATAAAAGATATTTAGGGCGATTAGAGCTTGTTGTCGATGGATATATCTCTGTTTTTTTAGAGCATGATGGGAAGTATTTTTCTTTAAGGGGTATTAACACTCATTATCATCCTATAAAAAGATGTAATTTTAAAGTAGTGTATGCCTTATCTATTCTTTAAATGGCAATGGAATATCCTCCGTGCTGACAGAAGCCTAACCATCCCCAAGAATAAGGAGTTATGATGAAATACTTTATCGCCACTTTATTTGCCTTTATCCATACAACTGCTTTTTCAGCACCGCCTTATGAGTCAGCGGATTACTATAGTGAGACGCATTGTGTGCCAAAATGGCAAGTGCGGCATAATTATATACCTCCAACTCCGTATATCGGCATACCTGACGATAGGGAGGCTGAACTGATGTCTTTTAGTGAGTTTTTATCTCGCTTTAATGTGTCTTTAGATAAACATACAGATGAGCTAAGTCGTTGGGTTGTAAAAGAAGGTATTAGTCATATTATGCATTTTAAGGAATTAAATAGTTATCTTAGTATTGATAGAAATAATGAAGTGGTTTACCGTTTAACATATCTCTCGTCAGATGATGAAAATACCAAAAAACACAATTTAACCAATCATGACAAAATGGCAATGATAGAAACCATTAATTTGGTTGTTCAAGACCATCAAAAATCCCAAGAAATATTAGACGAACTGTATAAAAGATATTTAGGTCAGTTAGAGCTTGTTGTTGATGGAGAGATTATAGCTTTTCTCGAATATAATGGTAATTATTTTTATTTAAGAGGCGTCAATACCCATTATCATCCCATAGAAAGATGTAACTTTCAAGAAATATATGCCTTAACCATTCTTTAAATGGCAATGGAATATCCTCCGTGCCGACAGAAGCCTAACCATCCCCAAAGAATAAGGAGTCATCATGAAATACTTTATCGCCACTTTATTTGTCTTTATCCATACAACCGCTTTTTCAGCACCGCCTTATCAGTCCGCCGAACATTATCATGCTGGAACTTGTGATTTTTATAGCACGCTCATTTTTCCGCGGACACCGCCTTATATTGGTATACCCCTTGATAGAAATGTAAATCTTATTCCTTATCAAGAATTTATGGAGCGTCTAGAACCTGTTTTAGGTCAATATATAGACCCAAGAAGCCGTTGGGCTGAGAGTGAGGGTTTGCAACAATTTTTGGCTTTAAAGGATTTTGGTAGTGAATTGTATCTTTTTAAGAAAAACAAAAATATTTATAAAATCAGCTATATTACATCAAATACTATAGATATTGAAAATCAAAATCTGAGCAATTCTGACAAAATGATGATTTTGGATACAATTAATATTTTTGTTCAAGACCACCAAAAATCCCAAGAAATATTAGACGAACTCTATAAAAGATATTTGGGACAGTTAGAGCTTGTTGTTGATGGATATATCTCTGTTTTTTTAGAGCATGATGGGAAGTATTTTTCTATGAAAGGTTATAATATAAATTACCATCCGATAGAAAGATGTAACTATAAAATTATTCACTCAATTAGTATCGAATGAATGTACATTAATGTTTTAAATTCTGCTCTATTTTTTTGCACCAACAGAAGCCTCACCATCCCCAAAGAATAAGGAATCATCATGAAATACTTTATCGCCACGCTATTTGCTCTTATCCATACAACTGCTTTTTCAGCACCGCCTTATGAGTCAGCAGATTACTATAGTGAGACGCATTGTGTGCCAGAATGGCAAGTGAGATATAATTATTTCTCTCCACCTGTATACACGGGCATACCTCATGACAGAAAAGTTAAACTGATGTCTTTTGATGAATTCTTGACCCGTTTTGAAGTATCTTTGGATAAACATACAGACGATCTAAGTCGTTGGGTTGTAAAAGAAGGTAAAGATCACATCATGCAGTTTAACGAATTAAACAGCTATCTTTATATCGGTAGAAGTCATGGCATGGTTCACTATTTACAATATTATATGCGTCATGGAACAGAAAAAGATAAGAAAAGAACGCATACTTTATCCGACGATGACAAAATGGCAATGATAGAAACCATTAATTTGGTTGTTCAAGACCATCAAAAATCCCAAGAAATATTGGACGAACTGTATAAAAGATATTTAGGACAGTTAGAGCTTGTTGTCGATGGGTATATCTCTGTTTTTTTAGAGCATGATGGGAAGTATTTTTCTTTAATAGGTGTTAATACTCATTATCATCCTATAAAAAGATGTAATTTTAAAGTAGTGTATGCCTTATCTATTCTTTAAATGGCAATGGCACATCCTCCGTACTGGCAGAAGTTCAATGACACCAAACATCCATCATTTGCTTCCACCACAATTATGATTTGGTTGTGGACTTTTGGTGAGATATTTTGTTATGATATTGCTTTTAAGCCACCAAACAAGGAACCGATATGTCTCAAATCAACCGCTCTGCTTTATTTGCCAAACTAAATACATCACTATATAAGAGCCTTGAAAGTGCTTTTATGTTTGCCAAGTTGCGTGAAAATAGGTATGTTGAACTCTCCCATTGGATATATCAAATATTACAAATGGACGATACGGATTTACGATTCATAGAGGGTCATTTTGAACTAAATCACGACTATCTAATAAGCGACATTGCAAACCACTTAAAAACCCTAAAAACAGGCTATGAACAGGTCAGTGACTTCTCTGATGACGTCATGACACTCATTGAAGAGTCATGGCTGTACGTCTCCATAAACTTTAATCAAACACGCATCACCACAGGTCATCTTATTTACACACTGTTAGAATCCAACCAGTTTAAACACCAACTTCTTAGAATCAGTTCCGAATTTGGCAAAATCAATACTCAAAAGCTGTATGACGACTACAACCAAATATGCCAACATTCCATTGAAAAACCCACAGCTCAGGAAGTCTCCTTGTCACCCAGTGACCCAACGGGGCAATCTGCCTTGGCACGTTTTGGCACCAATCTTACCGAGCAGGCACGACAAGAGAAGTTAGACCCCGTTACAGGCAGGGATAACGAAATCCGCCAAATGGTGGATATACTCTCTCGCAAAAAGCAGAACAACCCATTATTGACTGGTGAGGCTGGTGTAGGAAAGACTGCTGTCGTTGAAGGTCTTGCTCTAAAAATTGCTCAAGGCGATGTGCCAAACCACCTAAGAGAAGTTGAAATCATCTTACTTGATATCGGTGCACTCAAGGCAGGAGCAAGTGTCTCTGGTGAGTTTGAAAATCGCCTAAAAGCAGTTATCAAAGAAGTCCACCAAAGTCCCAAGCCTATCATCTTGTTCATTGATGAGATTCATACATTAGTGGGTGCTGGCGGTGCTGCAGGTACAGGCGATGCCGCCAATCTTTTAAAACCCGCTTTGGCAAGAGGCGAGCTTCGCACCATTGGTGCAACCACATGGTCAGAATACAAAAAATATTTTGAAAAAGACCCCGCACTTACCCGAAGATTTCAAGTCATTCAAGTGCCAGAACCCAACCAAAAAGTGGCAACTGATATGCTAAGGGGCTTGGTGGACAGACTAGAATCCCATCATCAGGTACTCATCTTAGAAGATGCCGTGCAAACTGCTGTCAAATTCTCAGCTCGCTATATTCCTGCACGACAATTGCCAGACAAAGCTATTAGCATTCTTGATACCGCTTGTGCTAGGGTTGCCGTCAGCTTAAACAGCACCCCCCTGTCTATCACCACCAAAGAAGAAAGCATAAAATCCATCGAACAGCAGATTCACCAGCTTCAAAAACAACAAGAATCAGGCTACCTAACCGATGGCGATGTCATTGCACAAAAACAGCAACAAATCCAAGCCATACAGTCAGAGTTGGATGTTATCAATGCACAATATCAAGACCAAAAACAACTTGTCGAGGCACTTCATGCAATCAGAGCATCCATAACCTCATCGGATGATGATAAACCAGAAGAAATAAAAGCCCTCAAGGCAGAGCAACAAGCACTTATCACAAAACTTCAGACCATACAAAAACAAGAGACATTGGTTCATCCTGTGGTAGATTCTCATCTCATCGCTCAAATCATTGCTGAATGGACAGGCATTCCCATTGGAAAAATGATGGATGATGAAGTGCAAAAAATCCTTCATTTATCAGAAACGCTCAACCAACGAATCATCGGTCAGCCTCATGCAACTGATATGATAGCCAAACGCATACAGACCGCCAGAGCCAATCTAGACAACCCCAACAAACCGATTGGCGTCTTTATGCTAACAGGACCCTCTGGCGTGGGCAAAACCGAAACCGCCCTCGCACTGGCAGACATCATGTATGGCGGTGAACAAAACCTCATTACCATCAACATGAGTGAATACCAAGAACCTCATACCGTCTCCACGCTTAAAGGTGCCCCTCCAGGATATGTCGGCTATGGTGAAGGTGGCGTACTGACTGAAGCCGTTCGCAGACGTCCTTATAGTGTTGTCCTGCTAGATGAGATAGAAAAGGCTCATCCCGATGTTTATGAGATTTTCTTTCAGGTCTTTGATAAAGGATTTATGGAAGATGGCGAGGGTCGCTATATTGACTTCAAAAACACCATCATCATCCTAACCACCAATGTCGGCTCAGAGCTTACCCTAACTTTATGTCAAGACGAGCTTCTAAAACCCGATATAGAAGGACTGGCTACGGCATTAAGAGAGCCTCTATTGCAGACTTTTCCGGCGGCACTTTTGGGTAGAATCCAAAACATTCCCTACTACCCACTCAATCACGAGATGATGTCACACATCATCACCCTGCAACTAAACAAAGTCATCAAACGCATGCAGGATAATCATAACATCACATTAAGCCATGATGATGCCGTCATCACCCTCATCGCCAACCGCTGTCAAGAAATAGAGTCAGGCGGTCGTATGATTGATGCCATCATCACCAATCACATCCTGCCCATGATAAGTCATGAGATACTTTTATCTATCGGCAATCCTAGTCCCATAAGAAACATGACATTGACCGTTGTTGATAATGAATTTAAACTTACCATTGATAGACACACTCAACATGAAGACATCCCATGCCCCTAACCCGTTACTACATCCTAGAAAACGACACCACCACAGCAGGCGGTATCGTCCAGACAACCACCAATCCCATTGTCTTTAATGTAGATGGCAAAAAGCAAAGCTGTATCGGCGATGATGTCTGGTGTTCTGCTTGTCAATCAATGGGCAAAATTGTACCAACAGGTCCAAGATTGTCTTTTTCTTTGGGTGGAGCAATGCCTGCTTTAAATGATGATTTGTGTCTATGCAAATGCACTCCACCACCAAAACTTGTGCATTCACAGACAAGTTTTAAAGAGATTATTGATGATAATAGACTTGCCCAATATCGCCAAGCACAAGCACAGTATCGCCAAGCAAAATTACAAAACAATCTAACCAGCACCAAGGCTAACGATAACTTGCCAAACTTTACCGTGCATTTTAGAAGACCTGATGATTATCAAGGGAGGTATGGGTTTGATTGGTTAAGAGATGAGTATATTTATCCTTTGGTTGAGGTTAATAGCAAAAAACAGCGATTATTTCAAGGGTTGGATATTAAAAACTTAATTGGCGAATATCGCAAATTTAAAACGCAATCCATAAAAGAATTGGATAATATAGACAATCCAAACTATACCCCTACTTGGCTAACCCTATTTGCCCCGACCAATTCTGTTGGTGTTAGTCAAGTCTCATTAAAGTTGCGTATAGATTCAGATGAAACCAATCCGCAATCTTTAACCGATAATGGTATAGCCTTATCTTTTGAGTGTAGTCAAGGACTGCAGATAGCCACACCTACACTATCATTGGGTCAAGCTTTATCACAAATGACCAAACAACAAATCCATTTTGATGATACCATTCTTATTCAAGAAGCTTGAATTATCAAACCAACTGCAACACTTCATCAAAATAAACCTCATAAGGTGTTTTCCAGTTTAAACACTTTTTGGGTCTATGATTGGGTTCATTTACTTTACTGATAATATCGCTTTCATGCCACTTGCTTAAATCTTGATGCTTAGGGAAATATTCTCTAAGCAGTCCATTGGTATTTTCATTGCTTCCCCTATCCCAAGGGTGTCTTGGTGGGGGAAAGTAAAACTCTACATTTAACTGCTGACTGATTTTTTCATGATAAGCAAACTCTTTGCCTCTATCAGGGGTAATTGTATGGACTTTTACATCCTTTAATAAATCAATCATTGCAGTTTGTACATGTTCTGCCCTCTTGGCAGGTAATCTTCTGCACCACAGATAACGGCTTTTTCTATCTACTAAGGTGAGTAGACAATGACCACCAGAGATACCTAAGACAGTATCCACCTCTATGTCACCTGTCCGCTCTCTTAAATCAGCCATCTTTGGACGTTCTGATAATTCATGACTGATCTTAATTTTACCACGCTTTTCATCATGAGTCTTAGCATGTCTTGTCTTACCTTTATGGCGTAGCTTACGACGTGCCAATCTGCCACCTTCATCAAACCATCCATGATAAATGGCTCGATAAATTGTATTGGCACTTATTTGGTGTTTTGTATTCTCAAGCCTAAGACGATTGCTGATTTGCTCTGGAGACCACCTGTGACTCATAAACTTATCATGCACCAACTGATATAACTCTTTGTCATCTAATTTAAACTTAAGTTTGCATGCTTGACGTTTTTTATCATAGTTTATCTGAGCCGTGTTAGCGCTATACGCTTGGTTTAACTTACAATTTCTTGATATTTCTCTTGAAATTGTTGAGCAAGAACGTCCTAACATGCTTGCGATTTTACTGGGCTTTATGCCTTGTGCAAGCATTAACATTATCTTTTCTCGTTCATTTATGCTAAGATGTTTGTAGGTGTTCATGGTTACTTTTTTATTTGTGTGGTAACAATATTATCAGTAATGATGAACATCTTTTCATTTGTTGCGGTTGGATTGTATGTTTAAGGGTTAATACTGTAAATAACGGGGGTTTATTTTACACATAGTCTTCTAAATATTTTTGATAAAACTTATCAAACATCTGCTCAGATTTTTGTTTATCATCGGTAATGATGTTAAGTAAAGTGACAACCTTTTGGCGTTCCCCATCGTAAATATAGGGGGTATATTTTTCTAGGCTGTCCCGATATTGGACGGAAAAAAATAATATTCCATTCTAACAAGCCTATCGGAACAAGCATCAAATCCTTTGCTAGCCTTTTTTCATTATTTACCAAATCTTGTGCATGATATTTTTCAACACGCTCAAAAAAGCTTCTCTATTTTCAAACAATGCTCTGCCCTTATAACACTCTGGTGGGCCTGCAAATGCCACATTAAAACACAGTGCCATAAGTGGTATGATAAACAGTTTAAGATATCTCATTTGGCTACTCCGATGGATTTGGTTAAATTGATGTCGTTGTGTATTTTAGTCCATTGCTATTTAAAGAGTGAGCATAATCATCGCTCTGACCTCCTTCTAATATCAATCCAATAAATTCCAGTATTGACATCTTTATCATGCCCCTGTAATCTACCGTGAAAATTAATAATAATATCGTCATAAATATATTGGGAGCCAATATAGCACCAATAGTCATAACATTCTTGCTTGGTTTGACTTAAAAAATCACGATATAGTTTATAAAAAATAGCCTCAGCCTCTTTCTCGTTATCGGTAGCAATCTTAATTAAGGTAATAACTCTGTCTTTTTCAAAATCAAATATTAGATGCTCCTCAGGGTCTTTATCATAAAACAATGAAAACTCCTGCGGAATACGACCGCCACTATTTACCACCTTTGAGTGTTCAAAATATCCAAGAAAAAAGTATCGTAGCCCAACACTAAAAGGGATATCAGGTGACACATAATGCTCATCAAAATAATAATTTGAACCGCTTATTAAGCCATATTCAATAAAATTTTTATCATCATATTTTTCAATGCGTTCTACAAGCTCCAAATCAGTTAAAAATATAGGGAGATAACGACCAGCGTAACTTATTTGTGAATAAACACAAAACGCAAAAATACATAATAAATGGGTGAATTTCATAAAGTTACTTCCATTCAAGGTTGTTGTCATTGTTCATAATATCCCAATGATGTTTAAAAAGAGACCATTGAGTGCCTTTATGTAAATTACCATCGCCATTTTTGGTATGTTCATAGTCCATGATGCTGTCAGTATAACCTTGTGAGAAGATTAATCCTACCTCATCTTCAAAAGTATGCGATAACCCAAAACTATGCCCCAGTTCGTGAATGAGTGTATGAGTATCACTTTGATTAAATAGCACACAGACATTTCCCCAATGATTGCATACTCTGTCTGTATGACAAGCGTTGTAACCATCGGTTACTTCATGCTTTTGAGCAATCCCTGCCAATTGACTATCAAATCCAGCAATGGCATAATCACTAAATATAAGATGTGTATGTTTTTGATAATTTTTGCTATCAGCATATTCTTTTATTCCTGATAGTAATAATCTGTGCAACCCAACCAAGTCTTGCATTATACCCACCAAACCCCAAAATAACACTTCAAACCTTCTTCGATTGTATCAAACTCTGACAAATGACTTCTAAGTCATCTCTTAATCGTTGCCCAAGTTTGCTCTATTGGGTTTAGCTTGGGTGAGTAAGGTGGTAGTGGTAAGATGATGTGTTTGTATGGTATGTTATTGATAAGCTCTTGCAAGTGTTTCATTCTGTGAAATCTTGCATTGTCTAAGATGATGATACAAGGCTTGCCTGTTTGTTTGGTGTGATTGTTAAGACAAGGCAGTAGCATTTGTTCAAACCACGTTTCAAACAAAGCACTTGTCATTGTATTGTTGTAGATGAGTGGAGCAATCAGGTTTTTGGCTTTGCCCCCTATTTGTCCTGCCACTAAGGAGACTCGTTGATAGCGTCTGCCACTGACTTTATCATAGGCTCTTTGACCTTTTAGGCTTCTTGCATGAGTACGGTGCAAGTAAGTATCAATGCCTGTCTCATCTATATAGACAAGCTCGTAACCTTGTTTGGACGTAGCTTGTAGTTGTGTTAATTTGTCTTGGAAGTCTTTGACTTTGTTTGGGTCTTGCTCTTTGTGGGTTGTGGTCTTTTTTTAAGAGTAATGTTCATTGCTTTGAGTGCTTTATGGATTGCCATATCACTACACCCAAATACTTCACCAATTTCACGTAGGTATTTGTCAGGATTTGCTTCTACCTAAGCAAGAAGCTCTTTTCTGTCAAACTTTCTGGGTCTGTTGGTGGGTTTTTTACAAGACAAATTGCCTGTTTCTTTAAGTTGTCGTCTCCAACGAAACACGGTGTGTCTTGATACACCAAAAGCTTCTATAACAAGGTCAATGTTCTTGCATTTGTCATCATAAGCCAAGGCTTTTTGTCTGATTTCTAGTGAATAAGCCATATAAGTAGTGATTGGTGAATGGTGATGGAGATATGGGGATAATTGGTGTTGTTTTAAGGTTTGTTGGTTATACAACCCAACCGCAACACCAAATAACATAAAGAAGCGTTCATCAATTTAATGTATTATTAAGTCACCACACAAAATAAAGCATTAAAGAGCATGAACACTTCTTACAAACATCTTAGCATAGATGAGCGTGAAAAGATAATGGTTTTGTTATCTTTGGGTAAATCTATGGGTATAATTGCCAAACAATTAAACAGAGCCAAGTCCACCATTTGCCGTGAAATCAAGAGAAATGGCGGTGTTGACAATTATTTGGCAATCAAAGCAACTTGTCTTTACCAAACAAGAAGACAAGCCTGTCGCCCGAGCTTAAAGCTCACCAATCCGTATGTATTTAACTTGGTACAAGACAAGCTATTTAACCATCAATGGTCGCCTGAGCAAATACAGCATCGCTTAGCCCTTGAAGGTAGCCAAATAACGGTGAGTTATGCAATCATCTATCGGGGTTTGTATCAAGGCTTGTTTTGTTACTTTGGTAGATAGATGTAGTCGTTTTTTAATTTGCACAACCGTCAAAGCCAAAAAAGCAACCTTGGTCAGTCAAGCCATCATCAATGCCTTAGTGAATCAGCCTGTGCATACAATCACACCAGATAGAGGGAAAGAATTTGCCAAACATCGAAAAATAACAGACCACTTAAAAGCAACCATCCACTTTCCACCACCAAGACAGCCTTGGCAAAGAGGAAGCAATGAAAACACCAATGGGTTATTAACAGAATATTTCCCCAAAGGGTCTGATATTAACCAGTGGGACAATCAATACATACAAACAAAGGTCGCCAAACTCAATCTGCGACCTAGAAAATGTTTAAATTGGCGAACACCTTATGAGGTCTATTATCAAAAGGTGTTGCAGTTAGTTTGATGATTCAAGGGTTAAATTGGGTACGGATTTGTACGAGCGAATTGCAATTCGCCCGTACGGTTTAATGGTAAATCCCATATCGTTTTGAAGTTTATAAATTATAACTTTTCGCCAATGGAATTTTATTAAAACAACTTAAATGTTTAATGCAATCTTATCAATTTTATTTACCCAAAAATCCTTATTTTGATTTTGAGCACAAAATAAACCCCACCACAATAAATTAACCACACTCTCTGCAATAAATGGGATAATTCGAAATGATAAGGTATGATGTGGGATAGGGTATTTGAAAGAGCGTTACACTAGGTGAAACAAATTGACAGGTCAAAAACTTTTTTGAGATGAGAAAAGGTGGGTGTCATCATTCGCCTTATATACCTTCCTTATTTTAGCACATAAGGCAGTATAAATACTATGGGGTTTTATTTAAGGAAAATAAATCAATCCAAAATCTCTAAACATGCCAAGCCTTCCAGCATAAAGTTAATATACTTTTTGGTTTGGTTGAGTGCTGGCTTATGAGCCATAATAAAGACTTGATGTGGTTTTTTACTAACCAACTTTCTGATATTTTCTATGCTAAACCTGGTTAGTTCTGTCCTTTCAATCAATTCCTTTGAAATAAATATTGTTGGTCTTATGGCACATCCAGCACTTTCTTTGAGACTTAACAAATCCTTATCACTCAATGTATCGGCAAATCTAATAAGAAAATCGCCACTGTTTATCTCGTTTATCCAAGCCTTGCCATAATAAATACGCCAGCAATCATCTTCAAGCTCTGATAAATCTTGCCCTGCTATTTCAATAAAAATGTCTTGTAAACCCTTTCTTTCTTGAAAGGGTATTGGCAAGGTCAAAAGATAGTTCTCTTGATTTAAAAAAGCAGACACAATAACAGACAGTCTTTGTCTGCTATTTACTTTTCTTTTGTGGGTGTTATTATTCTGTTTTGGGCTGTGTCTTTTGATTGATTGCAAAGAGTTACGGTCTAAGTCATCATCGTACTGCTTTTTTGGTGCTGGTTCTGTTAGGTCAAATAGGATTTCACCACTTTGCACATTTTGATAATGACTGTCATTATCTGATTGGTTACGGGTAATCTTGGCAAGGTTTTCTTGTCTGCCTAACTTGCAATCAATCTTGTGATTTTCTACTGAGCGAAAGTGTGGCTCTACTTTGCGTTCGTTTTTAGGTTTGGATAGATTGACACAAGTTACCGCTATGCCACACAAAGGGCAAGTAAAATTCTTTTGGCTTGCAATCTTGCCAGCCTGATACGCAATATCAGCGTCTTTGGGATTGATGACTTTTTGTAAATCCAATGAGTAGGCGTTAGGTAAGGTCATTGTAGTGCCTGGTGGTTGCTAATTTGAAATTTATCATAGCAATTTTTAAGAAATGGCACAAGATGGATAAAGTGGCAAAAGGTTTAAAAAGTGCCGATGTCGACACATTTGAAAATATTGGACAAAAGCGACGATGTCGTCGTTTTATCTCTGTTTTTGGATTAATTCAATAAGGTAATGCTGGCATTGCTTTTGACCATCGTTAGCTTTTAAATGTGCCACTGGCGGTACATTTAAGACTGGTAGCGGTTATCACTTCTATAAATTACCCGACGTCGGGTAATTTAGAAAATGAAACAGTCTTTCAAATGTCCCGCTGGCGGGACATTTGAAACAGCGTTTTAAAAAAATCAGATAAGAACAATAATTACATAAAATGGACGCCAGCGTCCATTTTAAACATTTAAAATAGCGGTCAAAAATGGTCATAACCGCCTTCATTAGCATTGTTGAGAGTTGAACCAACATTCAATAAAAAAAGAGTATAATAAAGCTTGTCTTTTATGTTTGCAGACATCTGCGAAACAGTCATCAAAATTATCAACCAATAGCAAAAATCCCGACATCGGGATTTTTGGGTAAAAGTGACGCCAGCGTCATATTTGAAATGTTAGAAAAGTTCCGCCAGTGGGATTTTTATAAATCGGACGATGTCGTCCGTTTTGATAAAATGCTGAGCAAAAGCGACGCTGGCGTCGTTTTTATAAGTGGTTTGATTTTTGAAACGCTGTTTCAAAGGTAACGACATCGTTACCTTTGAAAGGCTATTTCATTTTGACGTTAGCCTCTTAAAATGCACGCTGTCGTGCATTTTGGACAATCTTTTAAATCGGAAAACGTTTTCCGATTTGCCAATAAAAAACCGCCCCAAAGCCTTAAACATCAAGGCTTTGGGGCGGTAGCGAGAACGCTTAAATGAAACCAACCGTTGCACTTGTTGGCGGATGTATTATAGCCCAAAATGGGGAAAAGCGAAAACGGTTTTCGCTTTTAGACGGTGATTTTTTAAACCTGTTTGAGAAAATTTGAATCAAAAAGTAAAAAATGCTTGACAATGTCCCATAAAATTAGCATAATGATTGTGTTACTGCAAAATCAGTAGCCAGCCGTGAGAAGCTGAGTATTAACAACAGGCTAGCAAGCCGTATTTGTCATTATCGCAGTCTACAATGATTGCTTTATGTAATGATAAGCGGTTTTTTGTTTGCACCCCTTTTATACCTTTTCTTTTTATGGTGGATAAGGGGCAAGGCGGGCTTATGCTCGGCTGGTGTCTGTTGTGCCAGTTTCTCACCCTTGTCCTTTATCCATCGCCCTATACGTGAGAAATATAGAGCGGTATTTTACGATACAACAGAAAAGGTAATCCCTATGACCACTTCCAATCATTCCCATTCTGGCAATCCTAATTTTAATAGCACCAGTCAACACCCCATCAGACCAAAGCCAAGCTGTGTTTGGCAAAATGGGCAATGGCTACTTAACGACGAAGCCTACAATCACCTTTTGAATGTGCGTGATACTTTGCTTGCATTTAGTAGCTATGCTCGTATCAATAACGATAAATGCAGTGATGCCCTATTAAACACTTTGGGTATGCTATCGGACATGATGACCAGCACCCTAGAAGCCCAAGAGTCCTAGTCAATATCGTTGCAATCCTTTGATTAAAACCGCCTAAAAATACTTTTGGGCGGTTTTTGTTTTTAAAGTATTTTCTTAAAACGTTTTCATGGAGAGTTTGTCGCCTGTTTTTGTAAAATGTTTTTAAAAATTTGGCAAGCCTTTTAGGTCTGCTTGATTTTTTTGTTATTTTATTTATCACTTTTTAAGGTGTTTTATGAGCAAAATCAATGCACAAGATGAACAGCAGTACGAAATGGTGATGGCAATCTCAGAATTTTTAAAAAATGAGAAGCTAGTCGCCAATGATTGTGATGGTGTGGCAATGCGATTGTATGAATGCCTGCAAAAGGTTTTTGGTGGTTGCAACATCTATTTTAAAAAAGGTGTTGTTGGGCAGGCGGACGAAGAAGGTCGGCAAATGCTGATAGACCAAGACAGAGGGCTTAGTATTCATCAAATTGCCCAAAAATATCAAAAGACCTGTCAATCCGTCTATAAAAAACTCTCAAAGGCACGAGCAGAAAGACGCAAGCAAAATAATGAAAACTTTGGAGCTTTATAAGGTGGCAAACAATGAATAACTTAGAAGTAAAACGCTTTCAAATTTCAAGAACGGGCGTGCATACAGACAGTAACGGCAATGAACATACTTTTTCTGATACGCTATTTAATAAACTGGTAACACGATTTAATCAACTGGCAAATCATGGTAATCAACAAACACCCTTATATCTTGAACATCCCCAAAGCAAAGCTGATAATGACCCAACACGCCATCAAAGCTATGGTTATGTGTCTAGCCTTGAATTGGATAATGGGCGATTGTATGCGGTGGCGTGGGTTAATCGTGAGCTTATCAATTTGGTAAAAAGTGGGCAATATAAGGCGGTATCAGCTGGCTTTATGAAAGTGGGTGATGATTTGTGGCTAGACCATGTCGCTTTTGTCAAAAGACCTGCGGTAAAAGGCATGGAAGTGCTTAGTTTTTCAGAGCATTCTTTTGTGCAAAACTGTGTAACAGCATTGGTAAATACCCATAATTTTAATGCTGGCAATACCATTCATGAAAATGCTTTGTCGTGGATGAATGCTTTTAATACTGATTATGAAACAGCAGTTATTTCGGTGATGCGTGAGCAAGCAAATACTGCTAATTTTTCAAAAAGAAACAGCAATAACCAATCCTATCAGTTGCACCAAAAAGCGTTAGCTTACCAAGCCCAATACGGCGTAAGTTATGAAGTGGCGGTGCGTGAATGTTTAAAACAAGGGGCTACTCTATGAGCAAATCAACCATTAAAAATGATATTGCTAAAATTAAAAACGAAATTCAAAAATGGCACGATGAATTAAAGCAGTTGAATCAAGAAAAATCAAGCTATGAAATGCAAATCAAAGAACTTGAAATGATGCCTGTAAACCGTGCGGATTTTGGTGTATTGCTGAAAGAATCTATTGCACAAGAAGCAAATAACTACACCAAAAACATTGCTCAAAGCCTATTGCAACCTGAATTTTCTGATAAAGAAATGCAAGAAAAGCACAATGGATTTAAGGCAATGAATGAAAGAAGTCTTAAAGACTTTGAGTGGTGCAAGAATAATCAAAGATTTGAATGGTTGTTTAATGCTTTTCGTAGCCATAAAAACATAATCACACCAAGCAATAGCACAGAAACAAGGCAAATGTTATGTTGGTTAATACCTGATGTGGTGTATGAAAAAACCATGCACATTATCAATACCGAAATAGGCGACGAATGGGGGAATGATGATTTACCAAGCATTAGTGAAAGATATGAACTAATTTTATCATTAAAGGAGAAAATTAGTTCATGCCAAAATCGGATTGATGAATTACAAGGGGTTATTGATGAGATGAGTTCAATAACAATTAAGCCTGAAATTTAAGTGAAAAAAACACCTTTAATGTAAAAAATTAAAGGTGTTTTTTGTTTTGTGTCATAAATAAATTGAAATGCCTTTACACCAAGTGAAAGAAAAATTTTGTTTGTTTTATTGCAAACATTTGATAGTTTTATCGTGTTGCGTAACAACAAAACGCTTCAATGACCTTAAAGACATTATCGCCAAATCCACCAACATTTAACACATCATTGCCATTTTTGGCTTGGGAAGAGGTATAAGGCTGTAAATCCACGCATATTAGCTTGGCATTAGGGCAACGCTTTTTTAAAATTCGCCATTCTTTCATCATTTGTGTGCCACGCCCAGACTGCTCGTCCGCCCACGATTCATTGTCCGAAAAATAAATCATCACATCAATCTTTGCTTTTTGGCGATTTAATTCGGCAAGCGGTAAGGCGGTGTGTGTTCCGCCCCCGCCAAACTTGGCAAGCCGTTCGGCTAAGGCAAGCACATCAACGGCAGGCGGTGTTTGGGCGGTGTCCGCTTTGCCAAAGGCGGATTTTAGGCGTACACTAAAAGGTTTTTTGCCTGTGATTTGACTAATATTATCATTAAAATCAATCACTTGGTGCAAACGGGTATCAAAGGGCATAATCATCGCTGTGGGGTTGGCAACCTTCATCGCAGACGCAAACAAACTTGCCACATCAATGCACCGCACCTGCGATGTCGCCCCACGCCGATAGCCCATTACGGGCGAGTGCATAGAGCCTGACACATCTACGCCGATGGCGATTTGCCCGTCAAGGCGTGGCACATTGGCAAGGGCGTGGCTCATCGCCGTTTTTAGGGCGTTTTTGATGACGGCAGGAACATCATCGCCCAGAGCCTGCCAAGTGGCGTAAAGCTGATAGGGAAAGGCACGGGCGTGTTTGACCGCCTGCTCGTCCGCTAATTTATCCGCCAGCATTTGCGCCATACCGTCCACGCCAAACACGCCGTGACGGACAAAGGTGTTTAAATTCATTCGCACCATTTGCCACGAGCCTTGTTTGGCAAGGCCTGCCCAATGCTCCGTTGTCAAATCAAGCGACATCAGCCACTCAATGGGCAAGTCGGGCAAGGGCTGTTGGTTGTCCTTTTGAAAGTCAAGGAGCGAGCGAGCAAGGGGCGGTAAGTGATTGTAATTAAAGTCTTTTTGCAACGCCCATTTGATAAGGGCTTCGCTCTTGTCATCAAAAGGTTTTGGGTGGCTTAGGCGAATGACATCTCTTAGGGTGGGTTTATTGCCGATATTGGCGTTAATAAATTGTCTGTCGCTAGCGGTAAGTAACCACTCATTCACCAAATTTTTGGCAAAATTACCCAAACTTTTACGCCCAACCGCCCCGCCCCGCATTACCTGAACAAAGTTTCTAAGCTGTTTGCCATTATTGACAATGTCCTTAAAAATGGCTTTGGCAAAGGGCTGACCGTCCGCCTTAACGCACAAAATCGCCAAAAGCACAACGGGCGTGTCTTTCATCAAGGCGTGCTGACGGGCGTATAGGGCAAGTTTTGCCAAAAATGCGTTGTCAATTTTGTGTGCCAAATCAATGACTTCGCCAATCTGCTCGCCCCCTGTGACATAAAAAGTCTGGTTAAAAGTCCCCGTACACACAAGCTGAGCAAGGGCTTGTTTGGGGCTTAACTCGTACGCCTTGCCCCCTTGGTGGTTGGTGGTTTGGGGGTTAAAAATGTTGGTGTTCATAACCAATCTCCATTTATGAAGTTATACAAAAAGATAGAAAAATTTGGTGGACACGACGGGATTCGAACCCGCATCTGTGCTGTTACTGCCATTTTTAGTCGTACAGCCGAGCAGTCTTATTGGAAACGCGCGCCAGTAGTAGACCATTTGCCATAGCCAGTACCTGCATCTGCAACCGTACCAAGACCCCCGCTTGCGAACAACACCCAGTTTTACCCAGACTACCCAAGACCCAATCGTTTTTGGTAGCGTCGCCCCCTGTATGACAGCGTGCCCGTATTTATCATTATCCAAATCTTGTGCCAACTTGGGAAATTTTGGGAAAAATAGTTTTTAAGTAATTGATTTTTAATGGATTAAAATTTTAACATTGGAGAAATTTTAGTATTGGCTTGTAAAAATTTTGGGAAAAATCTATAATATTAGATAGATTTATATTTTTTTATTCTAGGTAATTTTAATGGAAAATTTAGAAAATGATAAAATCACAACCCAAAATCAAGGGCGTTTTGATGATGTTTTTGGCATTTTAACCGCCACAACAGGGGCGAGTGTTGAAGAAATGAACGAAGCCATTATTGAAAGTGCGTGTGAATTTAACAAAGATTTGGAAGATTAATAATGAAAAAATCGGTCATGCTTGGCTTTTTGGGTACGGTGCTGGACGATGGATTTAGCCAAAGACGGCACGCCAAATGGCGACCGAATGTCAATGTGCATAGGGTAATGGCGTTTGACCGTGTGGAGCTGTTTATTTCGCCAAAATATCTGGCACTTGCCGAGCAAGTGGTGGCGGACATTAAGGAGATTCGCCCAGAAATCACGGTCAATTTGGTGGATATACCCCTTGACAATCCGTGGGATTTTGGCGAAGTGTATGAAAAATTAGCAAGTTGGGCGGACAGCTATCCTTTTGATATTGAACAAGAAAATTATTTTACCCACATTACCACAGGCACGCACGTTGCCCAGATTTGCCTGTTTTTATTGGTGGAAAGCCGCCAAATTCCAAGCCTACTTTTGCAGACCGCTCCGCCCAAAGACAGCCCTTGCCAAGTGGAGACGATTGATTTGGATTTGGCTCGTTATGATGCCCTAGCCAGTCGCCTAAGCAAGGTCAAGGACGATGCGGTGCGGTTTTTGAAAACCGACATTGCCACCAAAAACCCCACCTTTAACGCCCTAATCGGGCAAATTGAACAAGTGGCGATGGGTTCAAAGTCGCCCATGCTGATTATGGGGGCGACTGGGGCGGGCAAATCGCAACTGGCACGGCGAATTTATGAGCTTAAAAAGGCTCGGCATTTGGTGGCGGGGCGGTTTGTGGAAGTCAATTGTGCAACTTTGCGGGGCGATATGGCGTATTCGGCTCTGTTTGGGCATAAAAAAGGGGCGTTTACGGGGGCGATGACGGCACGGGACGGCTATCTTTTGACCGCTCATCAGGGCGTGCTGTTTTTGGACGAGATTGGCGAGCTTGGGGCGGACGAACAGGCGATGCTTTTGACTGCGTTGGAAGACAAACGCTTTTATCCGATGGGATCGGATACGCCTGTACACAGCGATTTTTGGCTCATTGCAGGGACAAATAAGGATTTGAAAGCGTGTGTGCGGGCGGGAACATTTCGGGAAGATTTGTACGCCCGTATCAATGTTTGGCAATACACCCTGCCCGCCCTAAAAAACCGCAAGGAAGACATCGCCCCCAACATCGCCTATCAGCTTGACATTGCAGGCTTTGAGCTTGGGCGGAAAGTGCGGTTTGGCAAGGAGGCGTATGAGCGGTATTTGGCGTTTTGTATGAGTGATGGGGCGGTTTGGCGGGGCAATTTTCGGGATTTATCGGCGAGTATTTTACGCCTTGCGACTTTGGCAAATGATGGCAAAATCAATGAAAAATTGGTTAATGATGAAATTGGGCGTTTAAAAGAATTATGGGCGGACGATGATAATCAACTTGACAAAAAGTCCAATATTAATATTAACCCCGAATTGTTAAATAAAATCAATGCCCAACATTTAGATGAATTTGATAAAATGCAATTATTAAATGTCATTAAACTTTGCCAATCCCACCCCACGATGGCAAGTGCAGGACGGGCATTGTTTAATCATTCACGGCTGGATAAGGCAAGTGGTAATGATAGCGATAGATTAAGGAAATATTTGAGGAAGTTTGGGGTGAGTTGGGGGGAGATTAAGGGGTAATTTGGGGGTGTAAGGTGCGTAATACGCACCTTACAAATCAACAAAGAACCACATTTAATTTTCTTTCTTTTAAAATATCAACAATGATGTCTTTTTCTTTAAAATTACTTTCATTAAAATCACACCAATAGACAGTAATATCCTTAACGCCAAAAATATCAAAACAATCATCAAATCCATCTAAGTCAGAACCAAAATACCCACCAATACCCACCAATACCCACCAATTGTTCAGAAAAATAACATAAAAATGAATTTTTGCTTTGTATGTCTTTGCCAGAAATGTGAATGGTTTGGTTGTATTTATGATGTTTTCTATTATAATAATAACAAGCCCTTAGCCACTCATATTTTTCTTGTTCTGAATAATTAATCCAGCACTTTTGTTGTTGTTTTATCATCTTATTTATGTGATACAATAATTTATCATGAGAAATCCCACTTTCATCATTGATAAAATATTCTTCCAATAAAACTTTCATGTAATGCTCCATTTTACAGCAAACATTCTTCACTAACAAAAAGAAACACAAAAACCAAAAATTAAAGTGTTTGCCTTATCAATTAAAAATCAACCAAAAACCAAATTGATAAAATTATGTTCGTATAACTCATTGTTTTTATCAATACAAATTTTACTGACAAATAAATAATCAATCCAATCCGTATTTGGCAATAGGCTATTTAATTCATTAACAATTTGGGTTTCTGATTTTTCTTGAAAAATTTTTTTAATAAATCATTTACCAAAGAAATCACATATTGATTTCTTTGGCACTCATCGGACAGCTGGTATTCTTGAATTTTTTCAAAAAAATTTATGGGCAATAAAACCACCATCTGAGTCAATATAATCATTACTCCAAAAGATATAACCACTCCATTTTGGGTCAATAATCAATTTATCAAGTTCATGATGTATTTCATTACCCCGCTCTTCGCTATGATTACCACCCACAAGTTCATTAATTAACTGTGTAATTTTTTCTTTTTGAATGGCGTTCATAGCTTTATCCAATCATTATCACAAATCACCCCAACACCCCCTGCACACCCTGCCAACCAACCTTCACCCCAAGTCCGACCAGCACCCACAGGATAAGTGTGCGAAATTTGGCGGACGGCAGGCGTTTGCCAAGCCTTGCCCCGATGACAATGCCAAGCACCGACAGCACGGTTAAGCCGATTATCATCGTCCAAGTTTGGGTAGGCACTTCTAATAAAACTTCTTTTAAAACAATGGCTTGTACCAATTTATTGACAAAATAACACAAATTCCCAACTTTGATAATCGTGTCCTTATCATCGGTCATTGAAAGTAGATACATCAAAAGCACGGACGACATCGCATTGGTTGCCCCGCCGACCACGCCTGCCACAAAGCCAATCACCACAAGCGATGTGGTGGTGTTGGGTAGGACGATTTTTTTACCCATCAGACTCGTTGTGGCATACCACAGCACCACCACCGCCAAGGCAAGCATCAGATAAGCAGAATTAACCACCAGAAGCAAATACGCCCCCAACGCACTGCCAAGAATGGACACCACGACCAGCGACCAATATTTTTTAAGATAAAAAGTGGCGTTGTGCCATACACCGCCTGAGCCACCGACCCACGCAATCAGATTAAGCACCGCCGTTGGTACAAGAACAAGGACAATGGCAGAAGTCAGCCCATAGACCCCCGACAACGCCCCAATGGTAATCAGCGGAAAGCCCATACCCGCAATGCCGTGTAGTAGGCTTGCAATGATAAATAATGGAATAAGCCAGAGTTCAAATTTCATAAAAATCCTTTTAATAAAATATTAGGTAGTAATCCAAAAAGTATGCTATAACAAAAACTAAAAAGACAACTTGCACAAAAGTTGGTAATTTACGGTTATGAAGACACAAATTACCATTACTTGCCCAAGTTGCCTGTCGGTTAGTATAAAGAAAAATGGCATAGAAAGCTATGGCAAACAGAGCTATTTTTGCAAAGATTGTCATAGACAGTTTGTTCATCATTTACAGCTTACTGACAAAGGTTGTCAATCTTACATCAATGACAAAATACGCTTAATGTCAGCTTGTGGTTGTCGTATTGCTGACATTGTGATACTTGAACAAGTCAGTAAGGGTAAAGTATTTAGCGTGCTTGCAAACAGTAATCACCAAATCAAACCAAGACAAAAGCATTACAATACCTTAAAGATAGATGAGTTTAGGTATGAGTTTTAACAAAATTGCTTGTGATGATTGGGACAGCTTTCTTGTTGCTTTTAAGCACTCTATCAAACAAGTGGGCAAACGCTTTACCGTTGGTATTGAAGGCAACAACACAAGGCTTAGAGCCTTTGTTAGGCGAGCATTTAGAAAAACGTGTTGTTTCTCTAAAAACCTAACCAATCATCTTAAAGCATTTGACTTGGTGTTTCATTATATCAACCATGGGTGGGTGTAGCATACTTTTTGGGCTAGAGACAAATATTAAATTACCCACCCAACAGCTCTCCAATACACCCCACAAGCCCCTTAGCAATGTTATCCTTACTCATTTTTGCCAAATTGACCTTATCAAGCCCATATTCTGACGCAAAAAACACCGTCATCGCATTGTCATCAGACCCAAAGCCAATCGTCTTATCCGAGACATCATTGACTGCAATCATATCCAAATTTTTGGCGATGAGTTTGCCTTTGGCATAATTTTCCACATCGTTGGTCTCGGCAGCAAAACCAACGGTCAAAAGGTGCGGATAAGTAGTGGAAATTGTCGCCAGCACATCGGGGTTTTTGACAAGATGCAAGGTTAAGCCGTCATTATCAGCGGTTTTTTTGAGTTTTTGCGTGGCAATATTGGCAACCTTAAAATCCGCCACAGCCGCCGTAGCGATAAAAATATCCGCCTTTTCACAAACCTGTAAACACGCCTGTAACATCTCGTCCGCTGTGCCTATCGTGCGTTTTTGCGCCCCCAAAGGCGTGGGTAGATTGACCTTCGCCCCTGCCACGATGGTGACTGTTGCCCCTGCACCCACGCACGCTTTTGCCAGAGCATAGCCCATTTTGCCTGTGGAGTGGTTGGATAGGTAGCGGACGGGGTCAATGGGTTCTAGCGTTGCCCCTGCCGTGATGACGACCGTTTTGCCCGCCAAAGTTTGGGCGGTGTTTTGAATGGTTAAAAATTGGTCAATCTGCTCGCATAAACTCTCTGGCTCGGGCAATCGCCCCGCCCCGACATCACCACACGCCTGCTCACCGCTGTCGGGGGCAATGATAGTAAAGCCAAAACGGGCAAGTTTGGCTAAATTATCTTGCACAATGGCGTTGCCCCACATCGCTTGGTTCATCGCAGGGGCGAGCATTACAGGGGCGGTGGTGGCAAGAATGACATTGGTGACAAGGTTGTCCGCCAAGCCGTTTGCCAGCTTGCCAATGGTGTTGGCACTTGCAGGGGCAATGACGACCAAATCCGCCCATTTGGCAAGCTCAATATGCCCCATTCCCTTTTCGGCTTGTGCGTCCAAAAGCTCGGTGTGGACTTCGTTGCCCGTCAAGGCTTGGAGAGTCAAAGGCGTGATAAACTCACAAGCCGAAGGGGTCATCATCACACGCACTTGGTGTCCGCTTTTGATAAGTAGGCGTGCCAAAATGGCGGATTTGTAGGCGGAAATCCCGCCTGTTATGGCAAGTAGGATATTTTTGGGGGTCATTGGCTTAAAGGTAAATTGAAAATGGGCTATTTTAGCATAAATTGGCGGTGTTTGCCATTTGGGGGGATTTTATTTATAATGGGAATAAATTTTTGGGAGCAATTACAATACAAGTTACCGCTGTTATTCAAAATAATACTTTAATTATTCCTAATGTGGATTTGTCGCAGTTAAAGCTATTGGCTGATGAAAATGGATTAATTTGTTTTGATTTACCAATTTTGGATAGGGTTAAACCCACCCAAGCCGAAATACCCAAGCCAAGCAAAAAACTGTCTTTGGCTGAATTGTTGGCAAAAAAGACCATTAAATCCGATATTGTAGCAACCGTTGAAGAAATGAATGAGAGTATTGGGCAAGTGTATGCTAATAAAATAAATTAAAGAATTGAGCGTAGGGTGCGTATTATGCACCAATTATAAATAATCTCAAAATCGGTGCATAATACACACCTACGGCTTGTGGTATTTTAGGGTTAATTTGTTATATAGTCGTATTTATTAATGACTTGTCATTGTCAAATTGCAAATCATTTGCTTGTGATGACTTTTGATAAAAAAGCGTCTAAGTATTTGAATTTTGAACTATTGGAGTAACTTATGAAAAAGTTGGCAATATTATTTTTAATATCACTAATTGGCAGTTTGTCCTTTTTAACCGCCAACGCCAAAATTGTCAATTCTCTTAGTGAAGTACCAAAAGCCATCACAAGCAAAGAAATTCAAAATCACTATGACGAACAAATGCACGGCATTTTTAAAGACCAATTTTCGGCATTGTCTCGTCAAAATAAAGATGTAACGCCTTTTTAAAATTGATTGGACATTCTACCGATACCGAAAAATTAGCGTTATTGGGTGTGCGTGCTTGGAATAACAATCAATACATCATTACCGCTTGTTCTTATCATCAAGCGGTTGATTGGCAATATGAAGAACACACTCTTTATGCCAATTGTGAAAGCGATGATTTGGCGATGATTACATTGGCAGTTGCCCAAAAAGACAATAATGGGCAATGGCAATTATCCGCCAAACCTTATCAAGAAAAATTTAGCCAAACTTTTAATGAACAAAAAATCAATCAATCGTCTTTTGCCATTAACAGCATTATTGATGACAATAAAACCATTGGCACTTTGGATAGAATAGACACCGCCAATTATCAATTAAATGACAGCACAAAAGCATTTGGCATACGCTTTAAAACTTTTGCAGGATTTTCAGGCGGTGGGATTAGCAGTCAAGCGATGACTTTATTTGCGGTGATTAACGGTCAATTAACACCCATTTTAACTGCTCCCACTTATTATTTTGAAGACCTTGCAGGCAGTTGGAATGATGACGGCACTCGCCAGCACCATATTGAACAATCGGAACATATTTTAATTTCATCCAAACAAAAAACCAAAGGATTTTATGATATTATTTATAAAGAAAAAGGCAAGGCAAAATCAGCAAATATCATTTATCGTTGGAATGATAAATTATTAGAATACCAAAGCAAATAATACTACGCACCATTTAATTTTTTAAGTTAAGTGGTGCGTATTATAGCCATTTTTACAAATCAAAAGAAAACATATTTCACCACCATACAAAAACACACCACCACAATCACAGGGCGGATAAATTTTGCCCCGCCTTTAACCACAAAATGACTGCCCAAAAATGCCCCAATGATTTGCCCGACCATCATCACAAGCCCCACCACCCAAACAATCTGCCCACCAATGATAAAAAATATCAAACTGGCAAAATTGGTGGCAAAGTTTAACAGTTTCGCCCGAGCGGTGGCTTGTATCAATTCACGCCCACGCAAAACCACCTGCGACAGACTAAAAAATGTCCCCGTTGCAGGTCCAAAATAGCCATCATAAAAGCCAATCAAGGGGGCAATGGTACGCTCGTAGGTTTTTTGGCTCATTTTGGGGGTGGTTTGAAGTTTGCCCAAATTGGGCGAAAACAGCGTATAAAGCCCCACCAGCCCAATGACAAAGGGCAACGCCTTTTTTAGAAAATCAGGGGGCGAGAGCTGTACTAAAATCGTCCCTACGCCTGAGCCAACAAAGGCAAAGACAAGAGCAATTTTCATCATTTTGGGGTGAATCAGCCCCTTTTTTATCATTGCAAGGCTTGCCGAGAATGACCCTGCACAGGCTTGTAATTTGTTGGTGGCAAGCACCGCCACAGGGTTCATGCCTGTCAAAAGCAAAGCAGGAATGGTCAAAAGCCCGCCCCCGCCTGCAATGGCATCAATAAAGCCTGCAAATAACGCCACAAAAAAGAGTATGGAAATAAGCTGAGTGGTGAGTTCCATGTCATTAGCCCAAAATTCTTATTTTAACAAAAAATGACTGAATTTTGTAAATTTATGTTAAAATGACGTGTTTTTTGTTTAAAATCATGCTTTTGCACATCATAGGACTTGTTATGTCAAAACTTTTTTCATGGTATTTTAAGCCAAATTTATTATTAAGAATCCTAATCGGCTTAATCCTAGGCTCAATTTGCGGTATCATTTTTCAAAATGCCCAAACCGCCATTAGCATTTTATCGCCCATTGGCGAGCTGTTCATTCGTCTGTTAAAGATGATTGTCATTCCTGTCATTGCGTCCACGCTCATCGTGGGGGCAAGCTCAATCACGCCTGCCCAGCTTGGGCGTATCGGCATAAAAACACTCATTTATTATACCATTACGTCCATTTTTGCCATCATCATCGGGCTTGGTGTGGGCAAGCTCTTTAACCCTGGTTTGGGACTAGAACTCATCGCCAACACCGCAAGTGAAGGCAAAACCGCCGAAGCTCCAAGCATGCTTCAAATCCTGCTTGAAATCGTCCCCACCAATCCAATCGGCGTGATTAGTAGCGGTCAAGTTTTGCCCATGATTTTCTTTTGTTTGATATTTGGCATTGCTCTTGCCTTTGGGCGTGATAGCGATGATGAGAATGTCAAAAAAAGCTCGGACACGGTGTTTTATTTTGTGGACGGGGTTAGCCAAGCGATGTTTAAGATTGTCGGTTGGGTCATGCAGTACGCTCCGATTGGCGTGTTTGCGTTGATTTTTATTGTTTTTTCAAAAAATGGGGCAACCGCTTTTGGCTCTTTGGCAAGCGTTACAGCAACCGTTTATGTCGGCTTTATCATGCAAATCCTACTGGTGTACTGCGTGATTTGTGCGTTAATGAAACTCTCCCCACTTGTCTTTTTGAAAAAAGCTCGCCCTGCCCTTATCACAGGCTTTGTAACCCGTTCATCAGGGGCAACCTTGCCTGTGTCTATCCAGTCATCGCAAAACATGGGCGTGCCTAAGAACATTTATAGCTTTGGCTTGCCTGTCGGCTCGACGATGAACATGGACGGCACGACTGTATATCTTGGCGTGTGTGCGATTTTTATCGCCAATGCGGTGGGTGTACCGCTTGACGGCTCGCAAATGCTGACCATCACGATGACTGCCGTGCTTGGGGCGATTGGGACAGCAGGTGTGCCAGGAGCAGGGGCAATTATGCTACTTATGGTGCTAGAATCCATTGGCTTGCCTGTGGAAGCTGGCTCGGCGGTGGCGATTGCCTATGGCATGATTTTGGGCATTGATGCCTTGCTTGATATGGGACGCACCGCCCTAAACGTTGGGGGCGACATCGCAGGGGTGGTAACTGTTGCCAAACAAGAAAATACGTTGGATAAAGAAGTGTGGGATTCTTGATTGTTGATATTTGAAAATCAAAAATAAACACAAGATAGATAATTAACCCAGACAGGTAGGATAAATGTGGGAAATGGTGGGAACGACTGGGTTAGATTAGGATAGAGTTTGAAGTAGCATTGCATAGTGTGCAATAAAAAAGGCTTTGATGATTTTGAGTGTCAAACTTGAATTTATCAAAGCCTTTTTTGTTGTTAGGAAGTAATTTGGGAAAATAAGTCAGGTTGGGAGCGGTCTTGGTACTCTTTTCGCATACGGGCTAGGATTTCATAAATATAGGGCAACGACAAATTAAATTTTTGCACCAGCTCAAAATGATTATCGACCTTAAACGCTTCCCAAATCGCCAAATCCCTCTCGTGGTATTGCCAAGCGTTGTGTTTGGTAACATAAAACATAGAACCGCCCCAATGCTGGGCAAGGCGGTTGGCAAGCTCACCTGCGATTTGGTTGGCAGTCTGTTCATCAAGATTTGTGGTGTGGGTAATGATTTGTGTGCCAAAGGAGCGTAAATCGGTAAAAAAGTTCTCGGCTTGGGCATTAAATTTGCCCTTTCGTTTGCTGTCGGTCATAAAAGCACCTTTATTTTTGTTATTTCCCACATTTTAGCAAAGAAAACAACGGTAATAAAAGGTAACTGCCACAAAAAAGCCACGATTTTTTGTCGTGGCTTTTGTTTGGGATTATTTTAGTTTTGGGGGTTTGGCGGAGCAGTATCTTCCGTTGTTTCGGCTTGTTTTTCCAATCGCTCCAACCATTTTTTAAGGCTTTCAATCACACGGCTTGCTTTGTGGGTAGGTAGCCACGCCAATAAATCAATCCCAGTTTGGCGTTTGACATAAGCACACAAGGCTTTTTCGCTCGGGTCTCTTACCGCTCCAAGATTGTGCAAGGTGAGCCAAAGGTGGCGAATAAGTTTGGCTTGGGGGTCTTTGTCTTGCTTGATTTTACCTGCTGACTTGGGGGCGGTGGGGGTAAAGCCAAGCTGTTTTAGCCTTGTCATCACCTTGTTTAACTCACCCAATGTCATTTCTTTTGTGCTGGTCTTGCCTGTGGTAGTTTCCAGAAGACTGCGGTAGGTTTCATCATCAAGGCACAGCTTGGATTTACCAATGTGGATAAGCTGGACAAGTTTTTTCTTTTTGTCGTAGGGTTTTGTGGTTTTTGTTTGAGTGCTTTGGGTCATTTTATGCTCCAAATGATTATTAAAAAAGCGTTTAAAGCGACTTTTAACCCACTTTAAACGCTTTTGTTTACCTAAGAATGGTTTAATTTACAGCTTCTTTTAACCCTTTGCCTGCTTTAAAGCTCGGCACTTTTTTGGCTGGCACTTGGATTTTTTCGCCTGTCTTTGGGTTACGGGCGGTGCGGGCTTTTTGGGTACGCACCGAAAAAGTACCAAAGCCGACCAGCATCACTTCATCGCCCTTTGTCAAAGTATCGCTAATGACGGCAAGGGTTGCGTCAATGACATTTTTGGCGTAGAAACTGGCATTGTCTGTTTTTTCGCCGACAGCTTGAATAAGTTCTTTCTTGTTCATAAGATTTTCCTTTTAAAGTGGTCTGTTGGGACAATGACAAGGCGACCAACTCTTGCCATTGTTTTGGTTTTCTTTAAATTTAAAGGTTGGCAAAATCAAGACTAATCTGCTGATATTTACCGTGTTCATCTCGTTCATAAAACCGCATATATTCTTTTGATGAGATGACTTGGGTGGCGTCTGAGATAGCCGTCATTGCTTTTTGCCATTTGTCATCAACGATATTTAAGCTACGCAGGGATAGTACTCGGCGGATGTTAATTTTGCCTTCTTTGTCCACGGCAAAGGCGTTATCAATAATGGCTTTGATGTTGTCGTTGCTGTCGGCTGTCCACTCACGCAGACATTCGTCAATGAGTGATTTGGCAACTTGCAGGCGTTCGTCAAAGACTAGGTTATCTTGAATGGCAATTTGTACTTTGTATTTGCCGTCAAAGCTCATTAGGGTAACATTGCCCTTTTTACCGCCAATTTGGGTATCGTACTCTTGGGCGGAGAGTTCCACAAAATTGTGAAATTCACCAAATACCTGCCCTTTGATTGACCGCATTTGGATTTGTAGGCTGATGGCTTGCCCCACAAGTTTTTTGACGGTTTCGTCTCTTAGTTTGTCAATTTCTTTAATCTTATCCACAGGGATAAGGTGTCCCTTGTCATTCAGGCGGTAGCCTTCGGGGACGGTTACAGGGGTATGGGTAGTCATAAATTTACTCCGATTGTTTAAAATCACAATGCCAAATAACGGCTTTGCAGGGTGTTGGCGTTCAGAAATAACGCCATTTTCATTAGATGGTCATCATTGTCTTTGTTAAGTTCAAATAACTCATCTTTGGCTTGTCCGATTGCATTTGCCAATTTTTCTTTGTCAAGGTTGCCATTTTTGACAAGAATTTGAATGGCTTCGTCCAAAAGTAGCACGGGAGCGGACAGGCAGTCTGTGGCTACCATCTTGCCAAAGCGATTGTGGCAAGCAATATGGCGACAGGCGTGTTTGAACGCTGGCTTGGGCGGATTGAAACCCAGCTTGACGACTTTAAGACAAACACGCCTGATTATGATAGCCTTAAAAAAGAAGAGCGGATTGTTGGTTTTCGCAAATTTAACACAGGCGAAAGTTTTCAAGTGGCGGTATTAAGTGAAGAGCAACAAGCCATTTTGGACGTGCAAACTCGCACGGTGCTGTTTAGTGAATACGATGCTCTAAAACAGGCAATTAGTCGGGACGGCAACACAGGTTTTGATGCCAGTAGTTATCATCAAGTGCAACATTTAATAGATAATGCCACGCTGATTGTCCGAGAATATGATAAGAAAAACGAAACCTATCGTCAGCAGACGACTTGGGTAGAAGGCTTTAATGCGGACGGCAAAAGATACCTTGCCATCATTCATCAAACCAAAACAAATGATGAAGTGTATTTAAAATCTTACCGCCTAGACAGGGCAAGTGATGAAAAATTGAAAAGCAAGGGTATGGTATTGTTTGAAAAACAATCCCGAGAATAAAAAAGAGCAATCAGAAGAACGCTACCCAATTCTTGATTTGTTAAAACAAATCCCAACACGCCAGAATGCCAATGGCAAACACGGAAGTCGGTAGACTACAACTTTCCTAAGGGCTGATTGCTCTGTTATTTTACCACAATCAAAAGGCAATAGCAATGCTTACAGTAGAAGTGCAGGGGCTAGAAACCGTCCAAAATCAGTTAAGACGACTTGCTGAGCGTGGGGCAAACCTTACGCCCTTACTTAAAAATATGGGCGAGCAGGTCTTAAACAGCACCCAAGAACGCTTTGAAAGTAGCACCGACCCTGACGGCAACCGTTGGGCGAGCAATAGCCCTGTTACCTTTGCACGGCTTTTGGGCAGTCGCCACACCAACAAGAGTGGCAAAATCAACGCTCGTGGTGTGTCCCGTGTGATGAGCAAAAAGCCCCTTATCCTAAGCTACACCCTGCAAGGCTCTATCCGTTATCAGCTCAACGGACAATCAGTAATGGTTGGCACAAATATGGTCTACGCCAAGATGATGCACTTTGGTGGAACAAAATCCGCCTTTCCCCATTTGTGGGGCGACATTCCTGCCTGACCATTTTTGGGGATTAGTACAACCGATAAGCAGGTTTTGGAGCGAATGGTTATTGATTATTGGCAAACTGTCTAAATGGGCGTTTTTGCCCTATTTTGGCTTGGGTGTGGGTGTTTGGTGCTTTTTATGGCGGATAGGCGTTTATGAATGTTTATAAACGCCTTTTTGGAGTTATTTAAGCTTGCTTTGTTGGTTTGCAACAACATTGGAGGCAAAGACTGCGACAATAATGGTTTTTAGGTGGTCTAATTGAGAGGAATTAAGCCAATGACATCCATTATCAAATCCCAACCAACTACAACCATTTTCGGACGGTGTCAGCCAATGCCAAATTAACACAGCGGACATGACAACAAAAAAGAACCAAAAAACCCAAAATGTACCAATAAAAGCGTAAGAAAAATGGTTTTTCCAACGCTCAGAGCGGTGATGTTCGTTTTTTCTGGCTTGTGCCTCTAAATCCCCTTGTTCAATAGACCGCTGTTCTGCTATGGCATTTTCAAGCGAGACAAAGTTGTGATTAATGCTTGGTGTGGGAATATCCGAATTGGCAATATCATCAATGGATGGTGGACTGATTATTTGAGTGTTGTTGCTCATAGGTTGCCACCAACTGATTATAAAGTTGTTTGTAATGTTTATGAATGGTATGATTTGGAATAACATCACCCCAAGAGTGAGGGTTGAATATTTCCGACCACGGTGTATTGTTTTGGTGTGTCAGCATAGACAATTGAATGCCGTCAAAATGCCCATATTTTTTATACACAAAATTAACCACCTTTTGCTGGTCATCATCTAGTTGATTGTTATTCAAAATATTGCCAATACCAAGCCAAGGATAGCTAATATCTTGGGTTATTTCTGTATTGCCATATTTTTTAATGGTTTGATACAATTCAGGGATAACAGGTCCATATTTCCACGCCTCAATTGTATCATCAATCAAAGGTTTGTTAAAAAAACCATAAGACCAGCCGTGAGCAATATAGACGAGCTTTAAAATTTGCATAGGAGTAAGATACTTGCCGTCCTGCTTTGCAAGGCGGATAAATTGGTTGGCAACAGCAATAGAACTAACCATTATTAACCTCCTTAAATGTAAAAAAAATCCTCTCGTGCATAATAACTTATTATACACGAGAGCGAAAAAAAATGAAACACTATTGCACATAGTGAAATGCTATTTTTTGTAACAAAGTAAAAACCCTTAAACCGCCCTAAAATTCCCCCTAACAAAAATCCCCTATCATTGGCGTTAATATTCCAAAAGGGATAAGTCCAATGAAAAAAATCCATATCTTTAAAACAGGTACACATACCGACAGCAATGGCGTGTCGGTGAGCTTTACCGAAACCGACTTACAAAACTCTATCAACGCCTATAACCCTGCCATTCATCAAGCCCCTATTGTTATCGGACACCCCAAAACCGATGCCCCTGCCTTTGGCTGGGTCAAATCTTTAACGGCTGACAATGGCAATCTGTACGCCATACCAGAACAAATCCAACACGACTTTGGCGAGCAGGTCAAACAAGGGCTTTTTAAAAAAGTCTCAGCTTCTTTTTATCCGCCCAATTCCCCAACCAATCCAGTCAAAGGCGTGTATTACCTACGCCATATTGGGTTTTTGGGAGCAGAACCACCAGCCATTAAAGGCTTAGAGCCGATTGAATTTAACGAAAATGACAAGGCGGTGGAGCTGACCTTTGATTTTAGTGAAAGTCCAAGCGACACAGCCGACACGCCCGAAAAGACTTTATTTAACAAGGTGGTGTCCGCTCTTGGCTCGCTTTTGTTTAATGAACAACCGCCAAGCGAACCAGCCACACCGCCAAATCCAAACCCAAATCCAACTTCAACCCCACAAAAGGAAAACGCAATGACAACCCCTAATCCAACCCCACCAATCAACCAAGCCCCAGCACCTGCTCAGGCTACGCCCCCTGCCACGCCTGACCCACGAGATGCCGAAATTGCCAATCTGAAAGCTCAAATCGCCCAAAAAGAGCAGTTTGAGGCACAAGCCAAAATCAAGGCAGATGAGCAAGCAAACAACGACTTTGCCGAAAGTCTTGTCAAAGACGGCAAACTTGTGCCAGCCAACAAAGAGATGGTTGTGGCGGTACTAAATGCCATTGACACCGCCAACCGTACCACCCCTTTAAACTTTGGCGAAGGCGATGCAGCAAAACCCCTAAACCAAGTTTTCAAAGACGGTCTAAATGCAGGGCTGATGGCGGGCAAGTCTTATTTGTTTAGCGAAACGGCAAGCAAGGGCAGTCAGCCTACCCATACCACCCAAAAGTACGACCACAATCTACCGCACAGCGTGCAGGTGGACTCGGATAGTATGGCAAAACACCAAGAAATCCTAGCCTACTGCGAAGCTCACAAAGTGGACTACACCACCGCTGTAATGGCAATCGGTTAAATTTATTGATAAGGAAAAATTTATGAAAACCCAAGCAATTAGCCTTCTGACCTTATCCGTCCTACTCGCCCAAGACACTCTAAAAGGTGCGTGGGTAACGGCAACAGGGGAAACCCCAAGCGGACAAGCCCCCTTACTTGGCGTAACCGACACAGACGGCAAACAGGGGCAAATGGTGTCTGTAACCGCCATTGGCACAGCCAGTATGAATTTAAAAGACATTGCCACAAGCCCTGTTAAGCAAGGCGATGTAGTTGTCTACGATGGGACAATGATGGTTGTCCCCCAAAGCCAACTGGCAAGCTACGAAGGCAAAGTGGTGGGCGTGGTGCTGTATGACGCACACCAAGACAGCCACGCTGAAATTTTAATCCGTTGATTTTAACCTTTTGATTTTTAGGGAAAAGTTATGTCTAAAATCGTTGTAGACCAAGTCTTAACCAATGTTGTGCAGGGCTATCAAATCCCTGAAAGTGTCGGTCATTTGTTATTTCCCCGAGTAACCGTTACCAAGTCGGGCGGTAAAGTGGTGATGTTTACCGACAAAGATGGTCGCAACCCGCCAAGCGAGCTGACCGCAGGGCGTATTCGTATTGGTTACAAATTTACGCCCATTTTCCCAATGGAGCGGATTACCTTTGAGCGAGAAGTAACAGGCGAGTTTTTGTTAAATTTAAAATCGGTTAATTTAGGGGGTCTGTAAATGTCAATCACAGTTCATAAAATCACACAGGGCAATGCCTATCTAAACGGCGTAAATCTGCTTGGCAAGGTGGAGAGCGTGGACAATCCCGACATTAAATTTATCTTTGATGAGTTCAAAGCAATGGGAATGGTAGGCAAGGTAGAACTACCCACCACAGGCATTGACAAAATGGAAGGTAAGATGAAGTTTAACTCCATCTATCCTGATACCGCCAAACTGTTATCGCCCTTTAAATCCAATCAGCTACAAATCCGCTCCAATGTGCAAGTACACGGCAATCACGGCGTGATTAGTAATGTGCCACTCGTTACTTTTATGACGGTAACTTTTAAGAATATGCCGACTGGTAAATTTGAACAGCACAAATCGGTGGACGGCGAGTATGATTTTACTTGTACTTATTTTAAGCAAGTGTATGACGGCTATGAAATTGTAGAGATTGACGCACTTGCTAACATTGTCAAAATCAATGGCGAAGATGTGCTAAAAGAATATCGTGAAAATATTGGTATGTAAGCATTAAACCGCCCTAAAATTCCAATCTTAACAAACCCCTTAAAATTACCCTTAACATTTTTCAACCGTTAAGGGTAATTTTATGTCTAAGCCAATTTCTCAAAACGCTAACACCATCAAACTTGAAACGCCTTTTACCACCGATGCAGGCGTGCCGATTGAACAAGTAACCGTCAAACCATTGGTGGTGCGTCAAATGAAAACCGCCCAAAAACAAGGCGGTGGCGATGATGCTGAAACCGAAACCATTATGATTGCAATGAGCTGTGATTTGGTGGTGGAAGACCTAGACAAGAGGTTCCTTGCTGACTATATGGCGGTGCGTGAGCGATTTCAAGCACTCAATTTCAATCGTACCAATGGACAGCTGGACGAAACTGCAATCGCTACTCGCTAAGTGGTTTCATATCCAGCCTTCTGAAATGGAAGCGATGACGGTGGACGAGTTTTTGGCGTGGGTGGATGAAGCCAATGCCCAAATAGATAGGCAAAATAAGGCGATGACAAATGGCTGATATGAATTTATTTGTACGCATTGGGGCAATGGTGGACGGCAGTCTGTCTCGAGCCTTAAATGGGGTCAATAATGATTTAAATCGCCTTGACCGTACCGCCCAAGCTCTCACCGCAAGACAACAAAGACTGGGCGACATTATGGCTCGGTCTTTGTCTCGTCCACACGCTGACATTGGCAGATTGCAACAACAATATCAACGCACCACCAACGCTATTAACCAAGTTATCCAAGCCCAAGAACGCCTAAATCGTTCCATTGCTCGTGGGCAACAAATTGGACAACTCCAAGACACCAGCAAAAGCAATTTTACCAACAGCGTTGGTTCATTGACGGCTTTTGCTGTGCCTGTGGGGAATGCCATTCTGCAAGCGGTTAAATTCCAAGACCGCATTATTGACCTATCCATTACCGCCGAATGGACAGCCAAAGAACAGGCTCGGATTGGCGACACCGTGCGAGCCACCGCCCTACAATACAATCAAACCCTAGATGACATTGGCACAGAATTAAACACCCTTGTCGCTGGGGGCATCTCGTCCGCCAAAGAAATTGAAAATTACACACCCAAACTGACCCAAACGGCGACCGCTTGGCGTGCATCCTTTGAGGATTTGGGAAATACCACCGTTGCATTAAGAAATAACTTAGGCATAGGCGATGCAGGTTGGGACAGGGCAATGAATATGCTCGGTTACGCTGGTAAGGCAGGTCAGTTTGAAGTCAAAGATATGGCAAAATGGCTACCTAGCCTTACGCCTTATTATCAAGCATTGGGCGTGCAAGGCGAGCAAGCGGTTGCTGAGATTGGAGCAAGTTTGCAGATTGCCCGAAAAGGGGCTGGCACTTCGGACGAGGCAGCCAACAATATGCGAAACTTTCTGTCCAAGCTGACTGCCCCCGACACAATGAAAGACTTTGAGAAGGCGGGCATTGATTTACAAAAATCAATGCAAAACTTGGTTGCAAATGGTATGACCCCAATACAAGCGATGTTCTCCACCATTGAGCAATATGTTAGCACAAAGTCGCCTAAGGCTCTTGCTGAGTTTACCAAAGCAATGTCCATCAAAGATGACAAAGAACGACAAATGGCGGTGGATAGGCTCAACGAAACCTACAAATTAGGCGAGCTGTTCCAAGACCAACAAGCGATGAGCTTTATTCGCCCGATGATGGGCAATAAAGATGAGTTTGAACGCATTAAACAAGGCTCGCTAAATTCTGCTAACAGCAACGGCATTGGCAAAGACTACGATAAGCGAATGGGGTCGTCCGCCGAACAGCTCAAATCTTTTAAAATCCACATTACCGACCTTGCGGTAACGATTGGCAATGCCCTGCTTCCTGCGGTCAATCAAACCCTAACCAGTATTAAACCAATGATAACCGCCTTTGGCAATTGGGCAAAACAAAATCCACAACTGGTTGCCAGCATTATCAAGATTGTGGGCGGTCTGCTCATTGCCAAAGTTGCCTTTTGGGGCATTAGTTTTGCAGTATTGTCGGTGGTTAAACCCATTATGACCGCCGTTACCCTGTTTAATCGTTTGCGTGCGGGGATTGCAATTTTGCGTGGAATGGCGGTGCTGGGTCGTTTTGCTCCGATGGCGACTCGTTTTGCTTCTGCCATTCGTATGATTGGCACAGCGTTTACAGTACTTCGTACGGTGCTAATTGCAAACCCCATTGGGCTTGCGGTTGGGCTACTCATTATGGGAGCGGTGCTGATTTATAGGCATTGGACACCCATTAAAGCCTTTTTTATGAATTTGTGGGCAAGCCTAAAAGCCTTTGCTAATAGCTGTGTATCAAATATTTTAAGAACCATTGCCAGCTTTTCGCCTTTGGGCTTGTTTATCCGAGCGTGGTCGGCGGTGTTTGGCTATTTTAAAGGGCTTGGGGCGAAGTTTGCAGGTTTTGGGCGAGACATTATTCAAGGGCTTATCAATGGCGTAACGGCTAAGTTTGGCGAATTAAAAGCCAAAATGAGTGCAATGGCAAGCTCTGTCGCTGGTGCGTTTAAAGGGGCGTTGGGTATCCGTTCTCCCAGCCGTGTGTTTATGGGTTTTGGGGCGAACATTGCCGAAGGCGTAGCAATCGGCATTGATGGTAAAACAAGCCAAGCCGTCAAGGCAAGTCAATCAATGGCAAATCGTCTCGCCCAAACCGAATATTCAAACAAAGTTTTGGCGAATACATCGGCTGGCGGTGGCGGTGCTAGTACCATTCATTTTAGCCCAACCATTCAAATCAACGGCAATGGGGGCAATGTGGCAAGCCAAGTACAACAAGGCTTGGCAATGGGCTACCGTGAATTTGTGGCGATGATGGAACGCTATGAAAAAGACCGTAACCGCAGGGCATTTGCCTAATGAAACAGCAATGGGATTAAAAAATGATAACCAATATTGGCTCAATTCAAATCAAAGACAGCAAACTTCTGCAAGGGGTCAATGCCCGATTTGCCTATGACTTTGCCAAGCACGACTTGGCAATTGGCAAACCTACCAAACAAAGGCTTGGGGCAACGCTTACCGAGTGGCGACTGACCGTGCGTTTGCATTATCAATTTTGCGACCCTGCGACTGTTTTGGCACAGCTACAAACCGTGTTAAATAACGGCAATCCTGTGCCATTAGTTTTTGATTATTTAGACTATGTGGGCTATGTTACCCTTGATGATGTTGATGTAACTTTTGTGGAAGTGGCAACAAGTGGTCGCCCCTTAATCATTGACGGCAATTTGACTTTGAGTGAATTTAGTGGCGATACTACCATTCGCCCCAAAGCTCCTGCGGTGCAAGATGTCAAGGCGGTGCAACAAAACCCAATTGCCACCGCCCAAACGCCTGACATTAACACGCTACTGCCGACCGAACAGCCCTTACAAAGTTTGGAACGAGCCTTAATCGCCCAAATGCGAGCAAGGGCGTTAGTAAGACAAGCGGTTGATGTGGGTAATGGCGATTTTACCAAAATCAATGACCTAACCCAAACAGCAAGCCTATTATTTGGTGAGCTAAAAAAGAACGCCATTATCGGCACGCTACCACCCACCACCATTTCTGCTCATCAAGGCAATGTGGGGACGGTGCTAGACACATTAAATGGTGGCAAATCCGTCCTTGCCACACTCGCCAAACAGCGAATTTTAAGAAAGGTAGGTTAATAATGACAACCACCACTCAATACCTGCAACACCTTGCCACCGAAGGCGACCGCTGGGACACACTTGCCCATCAATATTATGCAGACGCTACCGATTATGAACGCATTATTGCCAGTAACCGCCATTTGCCGATTGAGGCGACTTTGTCGGCTGGGCAAATTGTTTTTATTCCTATTATTGTCAAAGATACCAATGCCCACGCCGTTCCTGCGTGGTTGAGAGATGATGAATAAAGAGAAACAAAACAAATGATTAAAACACCTGCCTTTACCCTGCTTTATAATAACAAATCCGCCACCGCCGACATTGCCAAAGACCTAATAGAAGCGGTGTTTACCGACCATTTGACAGGTGAAGCGGACGAGCTGGACATTACCCTTGCTGACCCGGTAACGCCCAGAAGTTGTAATGCCAAACACTTTGACCCACCTGTCAAAGGCGAACAAGTGGCAATCCTTTTGACCGATGATGGCGAGACGGCAATTTGTCTAGGCTCGGTGTTTAGTGATGTGGACAACGCTCCAGCAGACCGCCACCAATTCGCCAAAGTCTTTGATGACGGCACAGCGATTACTTATGACAATGACAGCCACACCTTGACCGTAAATGCCACAGGTACAATCAACATCATTTGCCAAAATGCCAACATTACTGCTGACAAAACCACGATTGACGGAGCGGTAGAAATTAACGGCGACACGACCATTAATGGCACGGCAACCATTAGCAAAGATGCCATCATTGGAGGTAGGTCGTTTAAAACCCATAAGCACGGCGGTGTGCGTGGCGGTAATGGTTCTACCACGCCACCAATCTAAGCCCAAAATACCTTAAACCGCCATAAAATCAAGAAACCCACAAACCTTTTATGATAGCGTTATGAATATCAGCACCGAAACCAGCCCAATTTCCACCGCAAGCCATTGGCAACCGTCCTTAGATGATGACGGCATTGTGATTGGCTTTGCCGATGTGGAGCAAGCCATTGCCATTATCTTGTCCACGCCAAAAGGGAGCGTGCCACACCGTCCAGAATTTGGCTGTGAAGGCTTGGGGCTTTTGGACGGACAATTTTCCAAAGTCGCTCCGCTGTTTATTGCTTACGCCACCGATGCGATTTTGGCAAATGAGCCACGAGTGCAATCGGTCAAAATCCGTGCCAAGCAATATGACGAAACAAGAGTATTTGCAGGGGTGGTGTTTAATATCCAATGGACACCGATTGATAGCCTTGTGCCACAAAATATGACTTATAAGGTTTAGTGATTTAAGGAAAAAAGCAATGATAACTCGCCCCATTTTAGACAAACCGCATTTTATAGACCGTGATGTGGGTGCCATCACAAGCGAGATTATTGCCTTGTATGAACAACTGGGCAACAAAAAACTCTACCCAGCCCAAGCTGACCGCCTGTTTATTGATGTGATTGCCTACCGTGAAATGCTTATTCGCACCCAAATTCAACTGGCGTGCGAGCAGAACCTTTTGGCATTTGCCAGTGGGGTAATGTTAGATTATTTGGGCGACTTTTTTGGCGTGGTGCGTCTTGATGATGAAACGGATGAACAGCTGAGACAACGCATTCGCCTAGCCCCTGAAAGCTACGCCACCACAGGCTCACGCCAAGCCTACATTTACCACGCCTTGTCTGCTGACAGCCGAATCATTGATGCGGATGCTTTGCGTGGCGGTAATGGCGACATCTATATTCATATCTTGACCGCTGACGGTGTGGTGTCTGATGAGCTTATTCAAAAGGTGCTTGACAATACCAGCGATGAGAAAAAACGCCCCTTGTCCGACCGTGTGTTTGTGGCAGGGGCAAAGGCAAAAGACTTTCGCCTTGTGTTGGAAGTCTCGCCTTTGTCTTTGGCTGTGCCTGACAAAGTTTTGGCGGATAGCAAGGTGCGAGCCGAAAACTATACCAAAACCCTGCGAGCCAAACTGGGGCGAGATGTCGTCCCAAGTCAAATCATTGATGCAGTGTCCAGCACCGACATCTGGCAAGTCAAGGTTATAGAGCCAGCCGAGCCTATTATTTTACAAGCCTTTGAATGGGCAAACTGTACTGACATTCAAATTCAAATGGGGACAATTCAAAATGGCTAACTCTCATTTAAACGGCTTGGTTACTGATAGCGTGTTGCCAAGCCCTTTGCAAAATCAAAGGTTTTTGGTGCTTGAAAGTTTGTTAAAACGCTTGGATAGCTTACCGCCTTTTGCCTTAATAATGCTGATTGATATTACCCCAAAGTCCGCTTTGACCGCTTTTGCCGACCAGTTTAGTTTGTTTGGGGACGGCTGGGAGTTTGCCCATTCTGATGACGAACAGCGAGAGCTTATCAAGGGGACAATTCAAATCCACCGCCATAAAGGCACGCCGTGGGCTATCAAACGCACCCTTGCTTTGCTGGGGTTTGGCGATTGTGAATTGGAAGAACGCTTTGGCTATTATACACACGACCGCACCATAAGCCACGACCGTACAAGGCACTATGGCTATGGCGGACATTGGACATATTACAGGCTGATTATGCAAAAGCCCATTAGTAAAGCTGATGCCGAAAACATTCGGGCGTTACTTGCTGATGTCGCTCCCTTGCGGTGTAAATTGGCTTCTATTCATCTTAAAAATCTTAAACACGACCGCACCATCAATCACAATGGGGCTGTCCGCTACAACGGAGTAATCGCACAATGGCACTAATCAAAGAAACCGATGAATGGGTAGAAAATATTTACCTAATTGAACCTAACGACCCCGTAGAAGGGGGCGAAGATGGCGTAGATAACCGACCACATATTGAGCTTGCCAATCGTACGGCATTTTTGAACAAAAAACGCCAAGAGCAAGAACAAAAAACCCAAGAAATTGACGAAAAATCAATGGCTTAACCACCAAAGTGGACGAGATACAAGTCACCATTCAAAATGGCGGTAACAACCAATCATCGGGCGACCTTGACGAAAAGCTAGACCAAGAAATCAAAGACCGCACAGATGGCAATGCCGAATTACAAAAACAGATTGATGCGTTAAAAGAGCAGGTTGCAGAGATTGTTAAAAATAGCGGTCAAACTAATGGCGGTGCAAAAACGCCTGTTACTGCTTTTGACATTAACTTATCAACCCATTATTCTGACAATGATACACCAAAAGCATGGGGAATGAGTGTGTCAGCACAGACAACCTTTGGTGGTTTTGTGCCTGTCGTTGATGGCACTCGTTCATTGGGAGCTTATTATAATGCCACTGTTACTATCCCTGATTGGGTAACAGACAGCTCACAAGTTGTCATAACCATTACAAACAAAATTATAAATGATGCTGAAAATTACATCACACTAGATATTCCTAATCACAGAATTAACATTAGACAAGCCCCAAAAGGTTTTCCACCAAATGAAACTGCACACCCAGCAGGGCGAGTGAATGTAACTTTTTATAGATAAAAACAGGGCAATGGCTTTCTGCTGGAACAGTCAGTCATTCCCCATTGATAGCCAGCGTTAAACCACCTATCGCAAGAGTACGCCCTGTCTGCTTGTACAAGCAGGGCATATCATACCACATTATGAAGTATTATTGCACTAGGTAAAATATGAAACCCCTAAACTGTCAAAACTGCAAGCGAGTTTTATTGGAAATTGATGTTTTTAACCAGCTTGCCATAAAATGTCGCCGTTGCAGTCATTTTAATCATTTTGAGCGTGCCTTGCGTACCAATTTAGCAGACCTTGCGTCTCACAACCTGTTAAATATGGAGAAACCCAATGGCACAGCCAACCCCACAAATCAACCCCAAAGCCCCAGCCAAAAACGGCTTTAACTACAAGCCCAAATTTGGCTTAATCATCCAATGCGATGACGAACCCCACCAACAAGCCATCTTTGAACACCTTAAACAACTAGGCTACAAAGCTAAGGTGGTGGTTGTATGA